CCTCTCTCTCCGCAATCTCGCTTGATTATCAAGCATTTACAAACAATGTACACGGATTTGTACACGAAAACGCCCGATTTTAACACTTTCGGGCGTTTTTTATGCGCATTTTTCGCCGGATTTTATTCTTTTTTGTACACGACCGGGCAAAATGTACACGACCAGGGTTTCAATGCCTTTTTCCTTGTCATTGAAGATTCGTTGAAAAATGATTGAAGAATCGTTGAAAAATAGACAAGGATTGAAAGAACGTCCATTTGTTTTTGACACTTTTTGACCTGGGAAAGTCAAAACATCCATTTCTTTTGACGGGATTTGACCGCTTTTTGACGCAAGACATCAAATTTCTGTCAAAAGTTGAAGTCAAAATGAACGATTCCTTGTCAAAACTTGATGGTTTTTGACATCTGAAAGAAAGTTGCCGGAACTTTCTTCCAGGTTTCGCGGCTTAAAAGTTAGCCGCAAGCAAAAAACAAAGATGCCGGGGTGCAACTCCCCGGCATCAACCATCATCGTTCCGGGGTGCAACTCCCCGTTTCGCAACAATGACGGTGCAAAGATATGAATTTTATTTCAAAAACCGCCGAATTGTTGCGACAAAGTTACGAATCGCGCACAAAATCGGTTGCCTTTTCAAGTAAAGAAGAACCAGGACGGCAAGAATCGCGGCGACAATAAAAGCAATATATCGCCAACGGTACGGGTCGGGCGCGGGTTCTGAAAACTTGTGTTCATCCAGGTCACGCCGTTTCACGTTGGCATTGCTCTTTGTTTCCGCCTTTTCCGTGTTTTCATTGCTTGTTCCTTTGCGTTCATCCTTTGTCTTGATATGTGTCTGTTTGATACGTTTGACCGCGCCCGCGTTCTTCACGCGTCCATCTGACAAGTTCACGTCCGCAAGGATGTTTCCGGCGTTGCCTACCTGGAAACCCGTTGAATCGCCGTTGTCTGCATCACCAGGCGGGAAAAACTCAATTTCCGTGATGATGATTTCCCCGGTCTGTGTCCGGGTCGTGTCAATCGCCTTGTTGGTGTTTTCCGACACGGCGACATTGGTTGACGTACTATCAATGACGGTTTCTTTCACGTCCTTGGATGCCTTGCGCGTTGACGCGCATGATGCAAGCAATAACAATGCAAGCAATAAAAAAACAAGTTTCTTCATGTTACTTTAAGTTTTTGATGTCATTCAATCGGTTCAACCACCCTTTCAAGAAGCGTTTTTGCGTGTACTTCAACAACTCCTTTTCAGTCGCTTTGCGACCGATTTTGCGTTCATAGGACGCAACGGAACGGGTCACAATGCCCTTGAAGAACGCTTCACGCGCCTTGAATATGGCTTCAAACAATTCATCCGGGTCTGCAAAGTTGACGGCGGAAATCGTCTTGTTGCCGACAATGCCGTCATCAACAACACCAAGGATGCGTTGCGGGTTCTTGATGCCGTGAACGCCCGAACCCCAAACCCAATCAACAAGGATGTTGGCAATCTTTTGTGATTGGATTGAATCGGCTTTCCACTTGTCCCAAAACATTGTTTTGTACACGGCTTTCCACTCTGCATCCGAAATGTTTTTGAGGTCTGCAACCGATGGTGTTGCGCCGCCTTTCGCTTTCCGGTATGCCCGGAACGTTGCCAACGTGATTCCACGCATTGTTGCACCGCCCCGGTCTGTTGGGTCGTTGGCAAAACCGCCCTCCCACTTTTGGATGAACGGAATCAGTTTTTCGCAATTAGCCATTTTCTTTTTCGTTTTCGGGTTCAACATCTTCTTTTCCCTTGTCGCCTGGCATCAATATGTCAGACAACGGGACGTTCAAGTGCCTTTCCGCCTTGTTCACCATGATTCTTTGTAATGCCTTGGCAATTGGCTTGTCATTCTCGGATGACCAATTTTCCAGGCATGACCAAAGTTCATAAAACAAGAACACGGCAACCGCCCAACGAACCGCCAATCCGTCAGACGCATTGCGAACGTTCACGTCAACGTAACTTGCAAGGATGATGAACAACCAGGCAATAATCATTGTCACCATGATTCGCAACTTATATTCGGACTTGAACTTTCCATCCGACTTGTCCGGGAACTTTTTATGAACGCGGCGACCAAGGAAATACGCGGATATTACGTCCAGGATGACCGAAATCAAACACGGGACAAAGAAGTCGATTGATGTTTCAACCGCAACCAGGAATCCGGCAATCATACTTGTCAACCATTGCATCAGTCTTTGATACAATTGATATTTCAATTCGTTCATGTCGTTTAGGTAAATTGAAAACACTTTCCAACCTTGACAATTGTCGTGTCCATTGGGAACAACTTCAACGGTTGTTCTCCGCTATCCGCGCGCCGCTTGTTGATTTCGGGCAATTGCGCTTGGGCTTTCTGAATGTCACCAATCAGAATGTCCGACCCGGTAAAGCATGAACGCCGTTGTCCGACCGCCTTGCCGTTTTCGTCTTTGGTGAAGAAATCACCGTCCGCGTCCGGCTTTTCGTTGAATGTGGCAAGAACGACTTGCATCTGCATTCGAAGTCCGGATTGATTCTTTCCCGGAAATTTCGTTGGCTGAATCAACACTTTTTCAATCAAGATTCTTTTGTCGAAAAGTTCTTCCAGGTCGATTCCCTTGCCAACTATCACATCCGCTTCGATTCCAAGGTCACTAAATTTCGCCATTTTGGTTGTACGGTGTTTTAGATTTCATACTCGGTCAATATCTCACCAACAAGGGTGTCCACGTCCTTTCGGAACTGCAAGAACTCCTTGTATTCGTCAACTGCATCGGGATTGATTTCAATGCCAAGGACGTGCGAATTGTAGGCATTCACAATCGAAAATTCCTGGCTTTCATCAATCACATCACGGATGATGGCTTTCTTCAAGGATGCTTTGGTCGGATTGTCCCAAATACGGACTTCGTGACATTGCCAACCGATTTGGCGTTCCTCGCTCTCGCCGTCCGGTGTTCCCATTTCGGGTTCGATGTTGTAACGGATGATAGTTGAACCATCGTTGTCATGTTCCAACGCGGCGGGTTTGCCGTGTTCCATGTCGTAATGCGCGTTTGGCGCGATTGAATCTAATTTCATAGGGCAAATCTTTTTGAATTTTTGATACTAAATTGATTGAATCACAATACTTGCACCAACCCCACCAAGATGCGATTGCTTGCTTGTATTGCGCTTTGGTCGGCATGACCTTTCGTTTCCTCAACCTTGCCACCCGGCGGCAAAGGTGTTGTTTGATGGTCTTGCGCAACCTGGTATGCGTATGGAAAAACACATATCCCAAGAAGTCGATTCCGCGCGAATCAACCGGGAACACCTGGTCGTTCTTTTTGATTTTCAACTTCAAGTTGTCATGCAAGTATTTTCGCATATCGACAAGAAGATGATGCAACCAATCCTTGTTGTCCGATAGAATCACAATGTCATCGGCATATCTGAAATAATACTTCACGCCCTTTTCCTCTTTCAACCAATGGTCGAAATATGCAAGATAGACGTTGGCAAAGTATTGTGAAAGATAATTGCCGATTGGGACACCATCTTGAACGGAATCAATAATTTCATCAAGAAGCCACAACAACCGCGCGTCCTTGATGCGGCGGCGGACAAGTTGCTTCAAGATTTCGTGATTTATGTTCGGGTAGAAATGCCGGATGTCAATCTTCAAGCAATACTTTGTCCCGTCCGGGTCTGTGTCCAGGGCAAAACGCAAGTCTTGCGCGCACTTGTGGATTCCCCGGTTCTTGATGCAAGAATAAGTGTTCTTGACGAACAAGGACACCCAAATTGGTTCAAGATAGTTCATCACGGCATGATGAACGATTCTGTCCGGGTAATATGGCAACCTGGAAATCAAGCGTTCCTTTGGTTCAAAGATTGTGAATTGATGATATTCGGACGTTTTGAAAGTCTGATTCTTCAAACTTTCATGCAAGGCAAGAAGATTCGCTTCACGGTTCTTGTCATGGACGCGGACACCATACGAACGCAACTTTCCCTTGCGGGCTTTTTCATCCGCAAGACGCAAGTTGTCGATGCTGATTATCTTGTCATATAGACCGCCGATTCGCTTCATGTTTCTTCACTTTGCTTGTATAGTAGGACTTTTCGGGTTTCCCCTACCAAGACCGTTTTACGAATGAAATTTTTTGCCCCTGGTTTTATCCAGGTCATGCGCCGGACATTCCGGCGTTTTTGTGGCAAGGTTTCCTTTGATGCAAGATTGTATATTTTTGACAAGCAACGCTGCGACCCGATATTCGCATTCGTATTCGTAGGCGTATTATTCGTATTCGCATAAACGAACCCCGCATTCGCGTCATTATTCGCATTACCGCTGAACAGAACACCACGACAAAGGACAACCCTTTAATATCTATTTTTGAAAGGCGGGGCGGCTTTGTTGCCGCCCTACCTTTTGAAGTTCCACATCATCCCGTCATGCGGCAAGGATGATTTCGATTTTGCGCTTCGCGCCGATTACGCCGCCGGGATAAAGCAAAGCCGCGACCCGAAATTCGCATTCGTAGTCGTAGGCGTAATATACGTAAACGCAAAAACGAACCCCGCACTCGCGACAAGACTCGCATTACCGCCGAACAGAACACCACGCGTTGCGCTTCCGCTTCCTGGGATGTCTGTATAGAAGTTATCGCAAAAATAAGTTGTCGAACCGCCGCCGATTGACAACGGCATGATTTCGCCATACTCACCAAGGATGACTTCTTTCACATAGCCATTCGAACGGGGCAAGTCGCCGCGATAGTCGTAATTTGCGGAAATGCTTGAAGCAAAGTTCGCCGGATTGTCGCATACATAGAACATGGACACGCCGCCCGCCGCTTCACTCTGAATGTTGCACAAACAACCGTCAGTCCATTTCCAAATGTGACCGAACGGGTTTTCAACGCCGCGATATGATGGAACGGGCGCGGCATAGTGAACCGTTGTTCCATCCGCTTTCATGGCATTGTATGTGACAACACCCGTGCGATTGCCAAGTGAATTTGTTGTTCCGCAAGGAACGAAAGGCATATAACCATTGTAGCCGTTCCAATCGGAAATCTGTGTCACACCCGCGCCAAGACCGCCTTGATGGTAGCCGTTTGAATCCAGGGCGGCATTGTATTCGGCTTGCGAATTGAAATTGCAATACTCGATTGCAAAGAACCACCAAAGTTCCTTGTGCAACTGATAGACGTTGCAATTCCATTCAGTCGAACGACCCTTGCGGGCGTATGAACGGAAGTTGGTCAACGAAATGTTGGTTGCCGGGCGACCAAGCAAAGAACGATAAGTCCCGTCCCAATCTGCATTGTTGCCGCCGCCGCGATAGTCTGCATCCATGTTGACAACAGACATCAAAGTGTTCGTTGAACGCTGCACGGTTGCTTCATACGCGGAAATATACGCCTTATTCCACTTGTGGAATCCTGGCAACTCCTGGGTTGAAATCAATGCACGGCGTTTTGTGCCGTCCATTTCGAAACGCGCATAACATTCGGGCAACTCGACCATGACTTGACCGTCTGCACCGGAAAGGTTTGCCGCCGCGCCGTTGTCACGCTTCGTTGAATCGTTGGCGTTCAAGTAGTAGTTCACCGTTCCATCGGTTTTCAGAACACAACGGCGGATAAGTGACTGCACGGGCAATTCCGCATGAAGTTCCGCTTTTCCGATACGGGTTGGCACGGGATTGGACACGGTTGTGTCCCATTCGATTCCATAATAGAAATCATAAGCAAATTCGGGCTTTGTGTTGCCCATTCCAATGAAAAGTCCCATTTTAGTAACCAAATTTTAAGTTAAGACTTGACAACGATGTTGCCTTGATACATTTCACGATTTCGGGATTCCAACCACAATCGAACTTCGTTGTGATGGTTTCGCCGTCCGGCATCCCGGCAAGTTGCACTTCAAGCACAACCGGGGTTGAACCGTCATTCTTGATGTTGAACGGTTGCCCGTCTGCAAGACTGAAATCGCCCTGGGTGATGTCACCGACAACTCCCATGATTCCGACTTGTGCGGACACCATTTCACCGCTTCTTGTAATCATATTCGATTCTTTTTTAAATTTAACACATGCAAAAGTAATGATTTTGTGTCATAGTGATACACACTTGTTGATAACTGAATCATAACTTTTGCGTTCACTCACCATCGGCGGGCGTTTGTTCATCCTGGATTTCCCAAGACTGAACCAATATCCCGTCAACGATTTCAAGCCTTTCAACAACGACCTTTCCCGGTTCGGGCGTTGGTTGTTCGCTTGCCACAAAGTCGATGAACCCGGAATTTCTCAACTCTGTTAGATATTCGCCCGCCCGCGTGTCAACGCAACGCAAGTCAAGCGGTTCGCCTGGCGTGTATTTTGCCAATAGAATTTGTTGCACCATATCAATTTCGATGTTGTATTATCATGTAACCACCATTATAATAGCGCAAGACAAGAATGTCGCCTTTCGCCATATCAATGTATGAATGCGCACCACCATCATTGTTGTAAATTTGCGCACCCGTGCTTGAACGGACGCGGATTGTGTTCGGCATATTGCGGTCACACACAATTTCCAAGTCAAACATGACATTTGCATTCGAAACGGCTGAATCAATACTTGATTTTGTCGGCAAATCAACACCAAGCAACGAACTTGCATTTGACGTGAAATGAAATTTGTGTGTCAACTCAAACCAGGTTCTAATAATGTCCGTGTATGCTTGTCCGATGTAACCCTTACTGAACAATGCAAATTTTCCGATATTCAATTGGTTTCCGATGATTTCAAGTGCTTTTGGATGATACCAATGTTCCATTGAACCGTCCCCGGCTTCACACTTGATGAATGCCGCCGTTCCCATTACATAGTTGTCGCCAACCAATTCAATGTCCAGGCAATTGTCATATCCAATCCAATTCAAATCACCCATCGCCGCAAGAACCTTTGTTCCGCTTCTTTCACGGCGGAAACGAATGTTTGAATTTGTCAATGAAAGTCCCTCACCGCTTGAATAAGAATTTTCGCCGCCGATGCGTCCCTGGTTGATGGCAAAACCACCAATCGAACCAGTGATGGCTCTTATTACACCCTCAACGGTCGCTTTCGTCATCACAACCGAACCGTCTTGCATGACACGATAAGGCGCGGTTGCTCTGTTTTCAAACGATGCGCCCGCCCAAAAACGGATGGATGCGGCGGTTGTTCCTTTTCCGGTCATACCCGCAAGGATGCTTTGGTTGTCGCCCGCAACCTGGATTGTCCCGGATGTCACAAGACCGCCGTCAATGGTTGTCTTGGTGTTGTCATAGTTGACCGCAACGACCCAATCGTTCACGTTGTATGATTGTCCGGATTTCTTGGCGGTTGCACAACGGCGCAATTCTTTCCCGTTGACCCACAAATCACCGATGTCATAAGGCGGATAAGGTGTCGCAACGAACACGCGGCGTTTGCCGTCTGCCGTATCTTTCGCGGCGGCTGCATTGGTGTACGCGTCAATTGCCTTTTGGTCGTGAATCTCAACCCAAGTGTAACTTGAAGAATATCGCTTCAACAAGTTCGTTGCACCACTAAACCACATGTCGCCGACATGCTTTGCCTTGATGGTGTTGTTTGTCCAGGCGGTCGCCGGGTCTGAATTTTGAAACCAGGTTTCAATCTTGCCGTCAATCTGACTTGTCAAGTTGTCAATTGTGTTGGAATATGCACCGTTGATGAATGTAGTCAACGCCGAATTGTCCGTGTACTTTGATGCCTTTTCCCAATCGCTTGAAGAATACGCGCCCGTTGACCTTGCAGTTTTGCAACGCATGATGTCGCCGGAAGAACCTTGAACCCATAAGTCGCCAACCTCATAAGGCGTGTACGGCGTTGACGTGAAGATGCGGCGTTTTGTCCTGGCAAGTTCCAAGGCATCGTTCGCAAGTGCCAACGCTTGTGCAACCTCTGCATCCGAAAGTTGTTGCCACTTATAAGTCCCGTTTTCCTTGACAAAGCGGAACACCGCGCCCGTGTCTGTGTTGTAGAACAAATCGCCAAGGTGTGTTTCTTTCAACGCGGTCGTTGTCCAGGTGTTCGCCGGGGCGTTGTTCATTGTCGGGTCGTATGTTTCGAAGAATTGTTCAATCTGACCGTCAAGTTGCGCTTGAATGTCATCCAGGATGCCGGGCAAGGTGTTGTTGATGAAGTCCTTTGATTCGCTTGATTCCGCGCCAAGTTCTGCAAGGGTCTTTTCCTCTCCGTTCCTGGTGAACACAATTCGACCGCCGATTTCGCCGTTGTCCAGGTCGAAATATGTCAACCCGTCCGCCGATTCAACGCGTCCGGTCTTGATGAAACGTCCGTTGATGGTCGTGAATCCGTATGTCAACGACATTGAACGGGCGTGAATGTCCGGGTCAACGCTTGACAAGACACCAATCAAGAAGTGATAATAATTGGCATCACTTTCAACCTTGATTTGGCTTTGCGTGAACAAGAACGTTCCGGTTTGGTCTGAACGTGAACATTTCGCGTAAACATAGAACGCCGCGTTGCTATCCGTGAACGTCAAAGAACCGTCCGCAATCACCCAAGAAACGGCGTGTTCCTCGTTGATGGTGTAATGTGTCAAGACACCGCCTTTCCATTGGATAACGTTGACGTTTCCCAAATAATTGGGTTGGAACACGGTGTTGACCAATCCGAATTGCATTGACTTCGCACCAACTGACAACATTTGCGTGTCGATTGAAAGCGGTTTTATTTTCTCGGAATAATAATCGCCGTCAGCATCGAACACCATGTCAAGAACCTGGCGTGATGTACGCCAATTCGCCCTTGCCCTTGCCGGGTCTTTTAGGTTGTTGATGTTGATGATGTTTTCAATATCACCCAATTCTTGCAAGATGGTTGTCTGAACGCTTGTTGTCTTGGTTGTGTCCGAAATCGTCAATGTATATTGGTACGGATTCAGAACGTCACGGGTGAAACCCTTGATGCGGATGTGCTTGTCAACGCCGATGTCCGGGTCAACGATGTGGATGTAATCACCAGGAACGAACGCGTTCACAATCACGACATCCGAACCGCCGACAATCTTTTTCAAGCAATTCTTTTCGATGCTCAACGAATATTGAACCCTTGGTTGCGAAATTTGCGGATAATAGGTTTCCGCCGCTTCTTGAAGTTCAAGTTCCGCCGCGTTCGTCAAGGAATCCGGATAAATGACACCAAGAATCTTGTATTTGTCACCCGCCGCGAACTGAAACGCCGATGATGAAGCATTCGGGAACACATCACCCCGGTCATCCTGGAATGACTTCAACGTGAATGTGTGTGACCCGTGATTGTATTCTTTCACTTCGAACTCATATCCGGCAAGATTTCCCGTGTTGAAGTGAATCTTTGGTGATTCGTTCGGGATAAGGTACAAATATTCTTCGCCGGACTTTGCGTTCAAGTCGAAAGGAAACGCCGTGTCCGTGAACTTCAAGATGTTCCCGGAATCAATGGAAGTGATTTGCCCGTCATAATGCGGTTTTATTGCTTCGAACACCTTTTGCCCCTCGATGATTCCATACATTGCAACGGCGTTGTCATCCTGGATATAAGATTGCATCTTGCTCTTTCCTGGTAGGCAAAGACGTTTTGCACGATAGCGGAACGAAATATTTTCAGACGAACCGAACACGTTCAATCTTGTCACAATGTCGGATGATGTGACATTTTGGCGCGTAAGTTCATACAGACCGCCGCCGCGTCCGAACTTGAACGTGTACGGCAAGACCGTTCCGACCTTTTTCATGTTGATGGTGTTCACGCCGCCCGATGTGATGATTTCAAATTCAACGTGTTCGTTTTTTCCATCGTTCGAAAACTCGTTGCAAAGGGTCTGCAAGACTGCAAGGCAATTTTCGCCGTCAAAGCCGATTGTCTTGTATTCAGTTTCCGGACATGCGCCAAGTGACCATTTCCCAGGAAAGACACGGTTCGCGTTCGCAATCAACACTTGCATGAACTTTTGCAACGTTCCCGTCAACGTTTCCGCCTGGACATCTTGAAGCGTGTTCCCGGTCGTTTCGATGTTCAAGTTGTAGAGAACACGCAAAAGGTCATATTGCGCGCCCTCAAACGTCAACGTGTATTGGAAATCGTGCATTCCGGTTTTCTTCATCACCGGGGTTCGGTTCAACGTATAGTTACGCCCGAAAACGGTTATCTTGTCGCCGATTTCGTATTGTTGTGGAAATGGTGATTCAACGATGATGTTGATTGTTTCATCACCGTTCAAGTTCCATGTTTGCGTTGCTGACTTGATGGAAGTTGCCGTGCGCCGAACTGCAATCGGCACACGGTTTCCATTTGGTCGCGTCATCATAATTTGTTCCATACAATGATTGCGTTTGTTTCAAAACTCTGTATTTCGTCAATGCAACCCGTGATAATAGGGAAATATTCGCCCGTATTGTCAAAGGTGTGTGTGATGTGCTGCACTTCATCACTTCCGGCAACATCCATGTCAACCGTACCATCGCCCCAATATATGTTGCAATACTTCAACGAACGGATGTCTATTGTGCAAACCTTGGTTTCGTTTGATGTCACGGTGTGTTTCAAGACGCGCTTCACGGGGTCGGGTTCAATCAACTTGATTTTGAACGTTCCGACCATCAACGATTCGTTCCAGGTCTTTGAAATGGTGATGGAATCCTTGCAATATACTTCATACACCAAAGGTTTGACCGGGTGAACGTTGATTGACAAACGTTGTGTCCCTTTCTTGTCGAAAAGGTGTTCAAAGTCGGAACAACGCTGCACGAAGTCTTGTTTTGACTTCGCCTTGATGAAGCATGACAAGGTGATTTCGCGCGGCTCATAGAACTTGTGTTCCAGGTCAACGACTTCGCCGTGATAGTTGTCCCAAGAAATGCTTTTCGGCGTTTTCAGTTTCGGGCGGTCAACGACACCATCCGAACCGGACACATAAACGCCGTATGACTTCAAGTTCACGCCGTCCAAAAGGTATGTCAACGTTGTTTGTGACGCGGTTTCCTCGATGATTTCTTGTTGCGACAACGCAATGTTGTACACTTTCAAGTCATCAAGAAGCCCGAATCCCAGGCAATCGCCGCCGTAATAGTCTTGATTCAGCGAAATTCCGGTTGGTGTCCCGGTGTGTGATACCGCCTTGACAAGTTGCGAATTGACATAAAAGCGATACGCCGTTCCTTGCTTGGTGACTGCAAGATGAATCCACGAACCGGGGTTCACGTCAATCGCCGCTTCAATATAGTTCTTTTCGCCGCTAAACGCAACAAGCCAAATCAATTTCCTTGGCGAACCGCATTCGCATGTCTTGTTCTGCACAAAACACATCATCGTAAAGTTGCCGGACAAGTTCGGAAGAATGTTTTTCGACACCTCGCACTTTCCGACACCATCCGGAAATAAGATTGCGTTGCCGTTGTTGCCCTTGGCGAACGCTGCACCGACAACATCACCATCGGCGCGCGATTGACTATAATCATAAGCCTTTGCCGACCCGTTCGGTTCATCGAAAGGCAAATTCAAAATAACGTTATTTGCATTCATATCATTTTAACTTTAAAGTTTTACATTCCTTGCGAACGTTCCGAATCGCCAAACCTTTGTTCCAAAAGGTAAACGATGCGTTCAATCCTTTCAAGGTGTGTGCAATATCTGACATATTGCGTTATTTGATTTAGGGCAATCAGTTGTTGGCGTAAAACCCCGGTCGCCTCGACTTGATTGATTCGCATTGCGTTCATTTGTCCGGCAACAACGGATGCCGTTTCTTCCGACACGCTTTGAACGCCCCCGGTCAATGTTGTGTCATCTTCATCTTCGTCCTGGTGATACTCCTTGAATTGGTCGTTGATGCGTTGCGCCGCCGCCGTTGCGCCGTTCACAATGGAATTGCGCAAGGTATCAAGGGCGCGTTGCTCATTCTCTGTTATGGACGCGCCGCCCTCACCCTCCGGGTTCATCGCGTTCGCCCACATCTTATACCACTTTTCAAGTTCGGCTTTGTATTGTGCTTTGAACATCTGTTGAATCAATGCTTTTCGCATGTATTCCGCCATGTTCGCGGCAACTTCCTTGGCTGACAAATCCCATTCTTGAAGCATGGAAAGGAAATCATCATTCAAGGCATCCATTGACACGCCCGTCAACGATTCGTTCAATTTTTCGCCCAGAGTTTCGGCTTCTGCCTGGCAATCAATGATTGCTTGAAGATAGTTTCGTGTTTCTTCGTGAAGTTGCGCCCAAAATATAGGGGCGTGTTCTTTCAGATACTGCAATTGTTCAACCGTCAAGTCGAACAATCCGGTCATTCGACCGCCGCCCGCATCATTACCATTAAACCCGGCATTTGCAGCCGCCGCCCAAAACTGCTCCCAGGCTTCGCCGGAAATATCGTCACGTTGTGCAACACCATGTGACGGTTTTGAACCGATTCCCAGGAATCCGGATGATGCACCCGCGTTCAAGTATTGGCGACCAAGTTCACGCGCCGCGTTTTCTTGCTCTCTGATAAGCGAAAGGGCGTATTTGTATGAATTGATGGCATTTTCGCTTGACATTGATTCCATCAATTCTTTTTGCTTGGCGATAACATCATCAAGGACTTTGATATAAGCCTTGTATATTTCTTCCGCTTTCTTGTATTCGGCTTCGCCGTCATCACCGGAAAAAAGGCTCATTATCTTTGTGGCAATCTGATATGCCGCCGATATGATGGCAAGAATCACGGACGCTTTTTCCATCGTTTGAATCGCCTTGGAAGATGCTTCCGATGCGGTTTCAAAACCCTGGATTGCGTTCATTGTGAATGAACCGATGTCACCAATCAAGGAAATAATTTGTCCGGCTTCGCCGCCAATGGATTTGCCGACATCACTTAAAGCATTCGAAAGGTCGCCGATTGCATCCGTGACCGTCTTTTCGGCTTTCTTGACTTCATGGTTCTTCTTGATGTAGTCATCTTTCGCCTTGTTGACTTTCTTGATTGCCGCCGTTTCTTCCGCCGTTCCCGAACCGCCATTCTTGCGGATGGTCGCAAGTTCCTTTTCGGCGGCTTTCAGTTCTTTCGCCGCAATCTTCAATTCCTTGTAACCTTGTTTCAATGCGGCGAACGGGTCACGCGCATTCAGTTCATCGGCGATTTGCTTCATGGTGTTGGCGAACTCGCGCAAATCTTCCGGATTCAGATTTTCCGCCGCCGACATCTTCACTTCCTCAAAGCGACCAAGAAGATACGTCAACGTTTCATCGGAAACGTTCTTCAAATCTTCAAACGCGCTGACATATTCCGGGGACGCTTTCAGTTGGTCGAAAGAATTTTGCAATTGCGCCTTGGCTTCCTGGACATTCAGTTCGGCAAGAAGTTCTTCGTTGCCGTGCAACCTGGCAATGCGGCGTTTTTCCTCAAAATCATCATGGATTGCCGCTTTCTTTTGCTCATACGTCCGGAATTGCTTCAACATTGCGTCATAATCGGCATCACCGGAACTTTTTGAATCCTGGTTGAACTTGTTCTTGCGGTTGGCGATTGCGGCTTCAATGGATTTGCGTTCGGCATCCGTTGTTGCCTTACTTCTTGCTGTTTCAAGTAACTTCATGTCGTTGTTGTACTGCATTTCCATCTTGATTTTGCGGTCAAGATATGATGCGTAATCGTTCAACAACGCGTTTGTCTGTTCTTGTTGCTTGGCAATGACATCGCGTTCGGCTTCATCCAGGCTTTCGCGCTTTTGCTCTGACAACCCGGATTCGTCACTTTCAAGTTCCTTGCGTTTCTGCTCGATGATTCCCAACATTTCAATGACCGTTTGGGCGTTGGTCAAAGAAGATGAAAGTTCTTCGTTGAACGATTCAAGGACGGTTCGTTTTGTTTCCTCTGCAATGGCATTGTTCAACGCGCGCAATTGGACGTTCTGTTGCTTTGTACGCTCATTATCACCAATTGCAAGAAGTTGGTCACGCTGATTCTTCAAATAATCAATGTACGTCTTGCCCTCTGCGATAAGTCCCTTGAACTCTGTCTTTGCGGCATTCACCAGGATTTCATCACCGGAATTGACCCAATTCAAGAAACGTTGGTATTCCGCTTTCCTGGCTTTCAGTTGCTCAACGAACGGGTCTTTGTCCGAACCCGAACCGGATGACTTGCTTGAAGAAACGCGGGGCTTCGAAGATGAACTTGTGTCAATCTGAATCTGTTTGCGCAAGTCCGCGATTTCCTTGACGGTATCTTTATATTCCTTGGTGTTCGGCTTCAAGTTCTTCAATGCTTCGTTCTTCTTGGCAATCGCTTGTTCGATTGCACCAACCGTTCCGGCGGCATATTCTTTCATGCCACCGATTCCGGCTTTCTTCAACTTGTCCGCGCCCTCTTTTTCAAAGTTATATGCCGATTCATAACCCTTTTTGATTTCGGCGTTCAAGTCCGCAAGTTCCTTTTTCTTTTCTTTCTTGGATGAATTTTCGACTTCATAAGAAGTTGTGTACAATCCCGTGCCGCCCGTGATGTATCTTGTCACCTTGTCCGGCATTGTTTCAATCTCGTTTTGAAGTTCCAACGCCTTTTTCACCTTTTCTTGCGTCTGTGTAATCATCACCAGGGCTTTTGCTTTGGCGATTTGCGCCGCAATGAACGCGTCCTTGTTGGCGATAAGAAGATTTTCCGCATCACGGACATTCTTGACGGAAACGCCCAATTCATCAAATCGTTGGCGGTTTTCGTCAATGAACTTTTCCTTTGCTGCAAGGTTGTTGCCCAACTTGTCCCACTCGTTAGACAACTGCATGATATTTCCAATTGGCTTGTATGCGTTTTCGGCAACGGCATCGCCAAATTCCTTTGCCGCTTTCTTGGCTTCGTTCGCCTTGCTGACAAAATGCGATACAACGGCAATCAAAGCGGATATTCCGGCAATAACCCATCCGAACACGGGAATTGTCTTGATAGCAATGCCAACCGCACGGAACGCGCCCGCAAGGGTCAAGTTGGCAACCGTTCCGGCTTTTGCTGCAACCGTTTCCGCCGCCATTGCCCCGGCGTTTGCCGTGTGTGCGGTTGATGCCGTACCGGATGCCCCGGCGTTGGCAACCTTTGCGGCGGTGTTCGCCGTTTTTTAGCCGTTGTGTTTGCGGCGGTCGCCGTTGTTTCGGCGGTTTCGGCGGCGGTTGCCTTGGCAACGGCATTCGCCCACCATTCTTTCAGACCTCGCAATGTTACCAGGGTGAACGCCGAATCCTTGTTCAAGGCTTCCGACACTTGTTGCAAACCGATGGTGATTGCCATGACTGATTGAACCTTGGTCATCACCTTTTGCAAATCTTCATTTTCCCCGGCGAACAAGGACATTGCACCCGTTGCAGCCGAAAGACCGCCCGCAACGCCGGAAAGACCGGAAATGATACCTTGATATTGCGCTTGGTCATTGGCAAGGATGCGTCCTTGCTGCATGACATCGGATTGAATGTCTTGCAAACGACCAAGTTCGTCTTTCAATGCCTGGTAATGCGCGCTTTGTTCATCAATTCCCTGGTCAACAAGTGACATCATTTCTTCTTTCAGTTCCTTGATGCGTGTGCGCATAGATTCCGCCGCATTTGCATTTTCTTCAATCTTTTGGCGGTGTTCTTCTTGCTTTGTCGCTGCATCTTCCAGGATGTTAGAATATTCACGAAGTTCATCCAAACACGCCTTGCGGACGGTGATTTCTCCCTGGATTGCCGCTTGTTGTTCCTTGATGCGGCGAACTTCATCTTCACGTCCTTGCATGAACGCGGCGGATGCTTCGCTTCCAAGTCGCTTGTATTCGGCTTCAAGCGATTCAATCTTTTCTTCATGTTCTGCACATGCAACGCCGATTTGCTTCAATGCGGAACGGATGGATTCGGCGGTCGCATTGAACGCGCGTTCCATCTTTTCGCCGCCAAGCACGGTTGCATCTGTCAAACCCATAACACGGCGCAAGGTTTCTTCCGTTGCCGCGTCAAGTTGTGAATTATCTAATAATGCGCTAAATGATAACGCGCCATTGTCAACGTCTGCCATTACATCATGCTATTTACATAATTCAAAATACTTTCACTATTCTCATTGGTCAATTGTACGTTCTGAACGTCCGCGTCCTTGTCTGCATCGAATCCCGGCGCGTCAACCATCATCTTTTGCACCGTTGACCAGGCAATGCCATTCAATAAGTAGTCATAAGTCCAACCGAAATGTTCACATATTGCACCCCGGCGACCGTATGGACTTTTTAGACCCCGTTTTCCTCTATCCGAATCGGCATTGTCGTTCGGTCTGCTGACATCAATCGAATAGAGTTCAAAAAATCCCCAAGATTGCACATCGTCTGAATCAAGATATAAATCTGATACAAACGGGATGGTTTGATTGTTCGGGCAAACAACGATGTCAATTCGTTCAAACGCTTCACATCTTCACGCATTCTGACAACGCCGTTCTTGTCTGTCACCGGAATCTTGTATTCACTACCAATGACGGCGATTGCAATGACCTTTGCACAACGCAAGGCATTGTTTGCAGCCAACGACCGGGCGTTCTTCATGCCGTCCTTGCCTTTCAACGATTCTTCGTCAATGGCAAGTTCAACCCATTCACGGGAAAGGCGGTCAAGTGTTCCAAGGGTCGGTTCTTCAATCTTGAATTTCTTTGTTACCTTGACAAGTTCGCGTTTCTTGAACAGACCGAAAAAGGAACGCTTCGTCACCATTGCTTCAACATCTTCGACTTCGAACGTCACGCCGTTGTTGACAATGCGATTCAGTTCTTCACGTTCAAGTTCAAGTTGCTTTATATCGTTTTTTTCTTCCATATCCTTGCGTTATTTAGGAAGAAAGCCCCGAAAACACGGGGTCTTGGGGCTTTCTCTGTTTTTGAATGTAAGACTTTCGCCGTCTTATGGGTTCTGATTGCTTGAATTTTCAGCCTTTGGAACGGCGTGAATTGCCTTTTTCGCGCTATCGGAAACGGCGCAAGGTGTGACGGTGAAGTCCACCAGGACAATTCCGGATGTTGACAAGTCGCCGTTGATGACGGCTTCGATGTCGCCGTTTGGAATCTCAAAGTCAAGACCTTGTTCGGTTTCAACCAAGATTGCCTTGTTTGCGACAACTTCATCACCATCGAACAACCATGCACCCGATGTTGCGTCAACAGAACCGCCGATGTATGCGGCAAGCATTGTTGGGTCGGGGTTCATGATTGAGAATGTGACCTTTGGAATCTTCTTGGACTTCTTGCGAACCTCCGGGGCGGAATGACCCTCTTCGAAGTGTTCCGTTACGTCTGACGCGTCTTGACCAATCTTGGCGGTGTCCTTGTAGGTCTTGCCAATCTTCGCCATTGACTGCGGCATTGCGCCCGTTGCTTCACCCGTGTTTGCGTCTGTTACGACATCACCAACCTTGATTTGGCAAAGTCCAAGGGTGATAACTGTTTTCTGTGACTGTGGCATAATTTTGAATTTTAAATTGTTATTTACTCACTTTGAATGTTCCACGAAATCCGAATGTTCACGAAGTGTTGCTTCATGTTCGTTTCGGACAATGTTGATTGTGAATCTACCTTGAACAATAAACCGGGAATCTTCGTTTCCCTCAACACTTGCATGACCTTGGTCGTGATTGCTTTCAAACGCGTTGTATTGGCTTTCATCATCGACTTTCCTTTCACGGTCTTGGGGACATCTGCAACGTAAATGTTCACGTTGCTTGTCGCAATCTGTGGCAAGAAGTCTTGTGTTGAAGATATGGTGTTGATGCAAATATCTTCATCCTGGGAATCTTCCGGGCGGTCATCGCCCTTGTATATTCCGCCGGAAATCGCATTCTTGACCGTTGGAACGTTCAACATGCGAAAAACGATTGTGTCAATATCAAAAGAAGTTTTCATTCTGCTGCGCGTTTAATGTTTTCGACAAGTTTTGCAAGCATCTTTGGCAATTCCCTTTTTGCTAATTGCTCGGCGGATGTTATTACATCACGTCCCTTTGATTCTACATGAACGGCGTAATTCATTCCGGCGGTCACGACCAGGCAAACGCCCGTTGTTTCGCTTCCAACCTTTCTTGCAAGGGATTGTCCGGCTTTGACCCCGGTCGCCCCACTCAACGTTTGTTCATATACCGAATGAACGGCAACACCATCAACAAACACGGCATAACCGATTGAGGAACGCAAGTTGCCCGTTTGGTCATGGAAACCGATTTCGGGCGGAACTTCGCGGGCGTGTGTGACACACATTTCACCAAGCATCATCAAGCGTTCAATCTGTTTTTGTTTGACCGCTTCCAGGAACGCATCAATGCGCGCCTTGACATCTTCGCGGGTGAAGTTCGGTTTTATAGCCATAATCGCGAATGCAATTGTGATGGGTCGAATCGCAAGCAAACCCCGGTGATTCTGACATCTGCACCCTCTGCATCGTTGGCAACAACCACTTTTGCACCAAGTTCGACTTTCGGGCAAGTCTTTGGCAACTGAATCAAGGATGTAATCTTGTGCATGATGCCGCCGACCTGGATTTCAGTTCCGCGCCCGTCCGTTTCCTCTCGACACATAGAAAGAAAGGTCATCCCGGATGTTGATTCCTGGAAGTCACCATCTTCATTCTGTGTTGATTCCTCGGATGGTTGAACCAAGAACAGAAAATGCGGGTATTGTTTTACGATTTCCATTATCACCAAATGTTTGATTTATTGCGGATTTTAGGACGGGAAAACAACACGTTTGGTTTGCCAAGTTCATTGCAAAGGGCGTTATAAAACAATTTGACGGCATCCATGTTCCAGGAAACGGAATATCCGCCCTCTGTCACATTTTGCGTCATCCCTTTCAAGACTACCGACATACGGTTGTACACGGCATTGTCGCAACTTCCGGCATCGGCATCTTCATCGGCATTGATTCCGGCTTTCAACATGATTATTTCAATGTCATCCGCCGAAACGTTCAATCCGTTCAAGGTCTTTTCCAAGTATTGTTTATTCGTCATATCGCATTAGCAAAATGGCGGACGGCAAAGACACAAGGCTTTCAACTCCATGCCGCCGCCCGCCCGGTTTTTAGTTCTTGTTCCAGGATGTTGCGTTGGTCTGCATAAGAACAGAACGTCCCGCAAGATTCCAAGCGGGGAATGCGTTTGCGATTCCCTGGGTGACTTCCTGGACGGGTTCTTCGTTGCTGAACTTCTTGACCAGGGTGTGACCGTGCATGACCTTTTCGGCAACTGAACCGGGAAGTTTCTTGGCATCAATAGGCTTTTTCCACCATGTGTTGCCAAGGACTTTCGATTCGCTGAACAGAATGACATCATCCTCAAACGGATTGCCCGTGTTGCGTGAACCATCGGCAAGTTCGATGGTGATGTCCTGGTCGATGACGATAATCTGCAAGCCCTTGAACGTTTCTTTCTTCTTTGCAAGATAGTTGTTGACGGCTTCAAGGCTTGGCACGTCCTGGGTGTTTGCGATATTCTCGACAACCGTTGCACAACGCTTCACAACTTCCTCTTGTGCTGCCAACTTGTCAAAGGTTTCGACATTCATGAACGCGAACTTGTACTTCGCGCCATAAAGCGATTTGCCAAGTTTAAGTGCCTTGGGGAAATCAACGGTCAAAGGCTTTCCGGATGTTCCGGAATATGCGGTCTGAACGCCAATCTTGTTTGAAGCGGGAACAAGGTAATCGACATTGTATTCACTCACGATTGCCGCGTTGTTGGACGTTGTGAAAGTGACCTTGCCAAGTGAAATTTCTTTCAAGGCAATCCACTCCAAACGGGCGGCAACGCCATCCCAACAGAACTTGGTGTCCTCTGCCCAAAACTCAACCAGGGCGCGCAAGTCGGGGTTGTTGGATGACATAGCGACCATGATGTCGTATTCTGTCAACTCGTCCTCGTTCTTCTCGCGGGCAATGGTAATCTTGGGGATGTCACCCTGGATTCGTGAAATGGCTTCACGGGTCTTGCGTGGAATTGTAGAACCGCGTGACACAAGGTCGGCGGCAATCTTCAAACCCGCCTGGGCTTCAAGCATCTTCCAATCAAGACGGGTTGTTTCTTTCAAAGGGAACAACGTTGGATAATAGTAGTCCTTCAAATCATAAGTATGAATGACGGCTGCCATATCCTTTTCGTTCAACCCTATCATCAATGATTTCTGCATATCTTCTTGATGGTTTTATTGGTTAGACATAAATGATGCCTTTCAAGGCGGTCTTTGCGGCATCTGTTACCGCCGGGGCGTTGGCTTCGCGAACAACACCCATCACCCATGCGTCAACAAACAAGTTGGTGTTGGATTCAACATCCATGTTTGAACCCGCAATGGCAACCGGGGTGTTCTTGACGGTCTTGTTTGCGCCCGTTGTTTGGAAAGCGGTTGCGCCCGCCTGGATAGCCGCGCCAAGGGTTGTGCCAAGGGTGATAACATCCTTTGCGGCATCTGACTTGTTGATTGCGGTTATCTGCTGACCGTTGTTGTTGCCAACGGCAAAGTAATCGCCAACCTTGAAGTGATGACCCTTTGCGACCTCATAATCTGTTGCGGTTGCGGTTGCTGCGGTTACGACCTGGGCGGTCTTGCAAACCTCATACAATCCGTTTGAACCCTTGGCAAGCGGTGTTCCCTCATACAGAGCCGAACCGCCAAGGTTCGCAACCGATACGGTCACGCCGCCTGGAATGTCTGCAACGCGGTGAAGAATGCACTTCACAACGCGGTTGTCTTTCTGTCGTTTAATTGTAAGTGACATTTCTTTTTCGGTTTTAATCGTTAAACTTGTTTGCCCGTGAACGTGTCACTTCCGGGCTTCTGCGATTCCACAAATTCGGCAACTCCTTTGGAAACGCCGTCATCGCCCTTGTTCGCAAAGAATGGGCGGGTTTCGGATGAAAGATTGGAATCGGCGACACGCTGATTTGCGGATTCAACATCGGTCTTTGTGTCGTTCAAGAACTCATTGAACGCGTCATCATCGTTGAATGTCATGCGACCAAAGTCTTTCAATGCTTTCGCCTTGAATGCTTCGTCTTTGCATCCGCCAAGAATCTCGTTCAACTGCTTCAACCTGGAATCCGACAATGCGCTTGCGCGATAACCGTTCAATTCGTCTTGCAACGGCTTGACGGCATCCGCGATTGCACTTTTGACCATTTCGGCAATGTCGTTCGGGTCTGTCTTTTCGGATGGGTCGCCGCCGGGTTCGGTTTCCTTTTCCTTGAAGTCATACTTCTTGCGCAAATTGCTTTCAAAGGTCTTGTTGGATTCGTTGACCTCTTTGTCCACATCGGAACGATAGTCTTTGACGAAATCATTGACTTGCGCATCGGTCAACTTTTCGACAATGCCTTTCGCTTCGTCCTCGGTTGTTGCTTGTAGGGCAAGAACACCCGCCAAGACTGCCAAACCGTCTTTTCGCACGCCCGAAAACTTTGCAATCAGTAATGCGAGAATTGTTTTCTTCATTGTTCGTGAATTTTAATTGTTAAACTTCAAATCAGTTGCAAAAATAAGCAATGTATTACAATAATACACGCGTTTTTTCGTGATTTTATGCTTTATTTATCAACATTTTTGCAGAAAAATGAAAAAATTTTCTTCAAAATGCTTGTTATATTGAAAATAATTCGTATCTTTGCACCGTGCAAGTGAGAAATGCAACAAGTATCACAATGACACAACAAACAATTTGCAACGTCTAACAATTTAAATTTCGCAACAATGAAAGCAATTATCGCAAAGGACAATCAGTTCAACACAATCGGATTCCAGGTCGTAACAAACGCCGAATCAAACAACGTCATCTTCACTTGGGGAATCACCCCGAACATGGCGTTCAACTTCGTCAAGGAAATCAAGGTCGATGACAAGGAAATCATTTCCCTGGTCATCATGAACACAAAACTTCAAGACCTGGAACGTTTCGATTCCCGTTTCTTCGACATCTGCATCAAGAACCAATGCTTGAAGAAAGCAAAGGACGGCAAAGGTTCGGTTGCGGTCAACTTCCAGGAAATTGATGATGAAATTTCAAAGTTGAAGCGCGACATCGCCTTGAAGATTCAGTCATTCGCATAACAACAACCGGGGCGGGTTCGCCCGTCCCACCATTTCAAACATACATCTATCATTCTAAATCAATAAGGACATGGCAACAATTAAGCAAATCACCAAACAGATTGAAACGGCAACCAAGCGCATTGCCGATTTCGACCGCAAGATTGCAATGTACACCGAACGCCGGGACAAGGCAATCGCCGCCGCGAACAAGAAGTCCGGCTTGAACATCTGTGTTGATGACATCATCGTCAAGGAAAACACGAATGGACGCTACACTTGGAAAGAATATTCATTGCCCGCATCCATCCGGGATGCCATCGGATTTGAAGCAACATTCAAAATCACCAACGCTTGCGACTACATCAACGACAACACCAAGAACAAGGGAATTGAGGAACGCAACCTTGCCCGTCTGCAATCAGAACTTGCCGCCCTGGAAGCAAAGGCAAAGGCTGATGCCGACAATTACGACAACGCCCTGGATGCCGCCTTGCGGTCTGCAATGGCTGATTTCCGCGTTGTATGGTTCGAACGCATGATGACATGGCACGGCAAGCACTTCGACATTATCCATGAAAGAACCCCGGTGATGAAAGACCGCCGCGCCCGTGCAATCAACGCAAAGCAATACTTCAATAGTTACGGCACATATTCCAAGCATCGCCGGACATGTGGCGTTATTGACGCAATCATCGGACGTTGCAACGAAGTCATTTATGATGCCGCCAACAATTATCCGACCCGCGATTCATACCTTGCAGACATGAAAGAAGAACTTGAACGTTCCTGGGAACGCGGCATCGTCAATCTGACAAAGAAATGCCAGGTGTTCGGCGTTGACCAAAGCAAGGTTTCCACTTGCGCCCCGAACATGACATCAAAAGGATTCGAAGTCATCATCCAGGATGGAAATCCCCGTGTCATTCACGCCCGCATCATTTGGGCGGCGGAATACTCCGACATCGTTGAACCACATATTCGATATATTGTGACCGAAAGAACGGTCAAATGACCCCCAAAAACGCCCGGAAATGTTAAAAATCACCTATCAAGTGAAAATTTCCGGGTGTTTTGCTTGTTTTATTAAATATAATGTGTACCTTTGTAGCACTATAACACATATTTCTAACATTCTAAATATAAAAGGTATGGCAACAAAGAAGTATTTCAAGACCCGCCAGGAAGCAAACAAGGTTTGCAAGGAAAGGCAACAGACCAACCACGCAATCAAGGTTTGGAAGATGCCGAAAGGCACAAGACATCACGGCGAATTTGCCGTTTGTGACGAAATGACATTTTTGAACACTTACTAAAACGTTACGACCATGACAACAACAGATTTGAAAAAGTTCATCAAGAACCTGGTTGAATCCAGGTATATGAACAAGACCGTGAAGTTCGATGACGATTGGAAGTTCCGCGTCAAGGGTTACAAAATCCGCGAACGCAAGTCAGTCATTCCCCGTTACGAATTTGAAGATTACGGGGTCGATGAAGATACGCAAGTGTTCATCATCGTTGAATTTTGGGACGCAAAGGATGAATCGGACGCAACCGATGCCGCTTGTGTGTTCTTCACTATCAATTCCAAGGGACAAGTCGGAACGGCGGACGTTCCTTATGACTTCGAAGTCCAGGGCGCAAATGCCGACCTTGCCTTGAAGATGTGTGACGAAATGTTCAACCACGACAAAAGACAAAAGTGATATGAACAAGCAAGAAAAGAAAATCGCAATCGTCAACAATCTGTTGGACATTGCCAATAATAGCGAGAAAGACCACAAGCACAACTTTTCGGACGTGACTTTCTTTTGTCCAGGCATCGGCAACCTGGTTGATGGTGCAAACGCCGTGTTGGTCAAAAAACTTTGGTCGTACAACCACATTCAAGATTCATCACGGTACACCTACAAGTTGCACTTTGTCCATATCTCGGAAAAGTCGTACATCGAAACACCCGTGACAACCTGGGACAAGATGGATGAAATCACCCGGAATCAAGTTGCAAGTTATCTTCGCACGGTTCACGACAACGGGACGGCAAAGGTTGGTTCGGCATATTATTTCGCACTCAAATAAATAACCAGGGCGGGGATGCAACACCCGTCCACAAATTCGCAACAATGACAAATAAACAAGAACGAAACATGTTCATCGTGCATTGCCACGATTTGAACCAGGACATTGAAAGGTACAAAGAAATGTTCCCGGAATCCTACACAAGTTATGATGCCGTCAAAGAAAGGCTTCAAACCAGGATGGATGACCCGGTGGGCGCGAAATTCGGCATCGAAGTTTCTTCCGAATGGCAAGACAAGTGTTTCGGTTTCGAAGTTGACAAGCAAACACCAAGGACAACGCATTTCATTTACCTGGGTACATGGAAAACTTAAAGTTTTGAAGTATGAAACCAAAAGGAAACGGATTGATTGAACTTGTTGATGACAAATCGCAAGACACCGGGTTCTTCTGCATGAAGTTGGTCGGATTCCTAAACAAAGAACGGAACGACCAGGGAATCATCCCGCCCGATATATGGGAAAAACGTTTCAATGAAGCGAAAACCGGGGTTTGCTTTTATCGAACCATTTGCCCCGTGTACGAAAGGACACGAAAGGCGCATCACGTTCAACCCCGGCAATTAACATTCAATTTTTAAATATCACCATCATCATGATTGAATCAAGTATCAACACATTCGAAGTTCAAAAGGGAAAGTTCTTGAACGCCGCCCGGAAAACTCTTTTCGACATTCAAAAGAACGGAATGCGTCTTGACAATGACGGCATTGTCGCCCTTTTGGAAAGCGCGTTTTCTTCCGGATGGACATCTGCCAAGCAAGACACCCAAAACGCCGTCATCGGGGCTTTATCCGGTCAAATCCGGGTTGATTTTGCAAAGGATGTTGCAATTCCTGGTGTAAATTCACCAAAGGTTGACATCCCGGACGTTCCAAGGGAAAGAAAGGACATTGATTTTACACCATTTTAACAGATACAACAATGAACGAACAAGAATTGAAAGACCTTGCGGCAAAGTACAATCTTGATGCCGCTTTCGTGTCCCAACTGCATGACAAGTTGGTTGACAAGTCAACAATCGAAAAGGCGTTGCGCATGTTCATCGCCGGAACGTTGAAGTATGACGTTGCAACCGGAAACGACCCGGTTGACATCGCCGCAATCCGGCATGAAGTCGCCGGGAACTTCCAGGATTTGAGGAAACGCACGGCGGAATTTGTCGAAAAACAAAAGGCAATTCACGACTATTATGCCGAATGCCTTGCACTTTCCCGCAAGGTGAACGGAAAGATTGTCGATTCCGTGTTCCTGGACGGCGGAAAGATTGTCGCCTTTGCTCATTACGAACCCAAACAAGGCGGAATCTATATGGCGGACAATGAAGTGATGCCGAACTTCAATTGGAAGCCCCGTGAAGCCTTGAAGCGATTCCGAAACATCGACAAGGCGTTCTTCAAGGCAATCAAGCAACATGCAACGGAAGAACCACGTTCGATGTTCATCTTTGACGAACGAACAATCAGAAAGGACAAGTCATGAACGGAACAACTATCTATCATGTACAATTCCGGGATGCCGGGGAAAGTCATCATTATTTCGGGTCAATATCCGCGATATATGACACATTCACGCCGGAACAATTGGGCGTTGCGAAATCAACCCTTTGGGGTCGCAAGATAACGCCCGGACACCCATACAAGAACAAGACGGTCATCATCCGAAAGGGTATCATGTACCGGAAACCAGGGAATCGGACAAAATGATTGATTTGTTTTCGCCCGTCTGTTGTTGGTCATGCGTTCATTGCATCCTGGACATCGGGGAACACTCCGACAAAAGGCAATATCGTTGCACCAACAAGAACCAAGACATCAATCACAATCCGCATCTTCCAACGGAATGCGACAATTGGAATAAATAAACAGACATGGAAAAGTACAAATTCATCAAGAACAATGAAAATGATGTCATTTGGTGGGTTGACAACGCAAAAGAAGTGAAAGGTCAATGGCTTTTCACGTTCGACAAGACGAACATCTTCAACATGTTCCAGGACTACCCGCACAAGTTGACAAAGAAGCAACGCGAAATCTTCGACAAAGAAAACCCATATTGGGCGGACTTTTTCAAAGATAGAAAATGAACGGACGCAACGGGTTCACTTGATTGTTCCCGTTGCGCCTTTTTTCTGTTCTGATTCTTTCGTGTTGATATATCCCATTATTTTGCGATATGATGATTCTTTCGCCAACAACGTTATATCACACATTTCCGCCGACCATTCACGCCCCCTTGCGCTAAACCTGGATGCAAACACGCTTGCATTAAGCGGTTTCCAACCATTGAAACGATACGATTGCAATTCAAGATATTCGTATTTGCCTTTTGATACTTGCCGGACAACCGCCGCATGGCGACCAATGGCAAGATAATACATTTTGCCAATCTCTGTTTGACGCATCATTTCCACACCGGAAACGTTGAAGTTGCGAACGCCGCCGCATTTTGTGATGATTTCGGCAATGTTGCTTGTTGTCGAAAAGTAGTCCAACGAATTGCCGCCGCGAAAATCCAACACATCCAACCCGCCTTTGTTTGCGGCAAATGCGAACGCCAGGGATGAACAAGAACCCTTTGTCATGTCGCCGCCGCCAAGACGTTCGATGATTTCCGTGTCTGTCAATGCCTTTGGCAAATCTTTCACGTCACGATATTCAACGTTCTTTTTCTTCAAAGCCGTTTCAACGGGTGCAAGAACGCCGTTCTTCTTAGAATCAAAGGCATCTTTCACCGCCTTGCATTCCTTGACAATCTCATTTGTGATTCGTAACGCGTTCCGGACTTCCGTTCGTTGCTCATTCACCAGGGCTTGCAGTTTCGACACGTCAACGTCTTTGCCATATTGCGCAATTGTGTTGTTTGCCATCGTGATTGCGTCCGCATAGTCGCTTTTTGACAAAGCAATCTTCGCCCGGATGGATGCAACGTCCATCGACCCGCCTTTCATTGAATTGGTGATTGAAATATAATTGGGGTATTTCTCGGATGCTGCATCGCGCATTTCTTGAAGAACAAGGTCAAGACTTGGTTTCAACGAACCAATCCATCCGACCGCTTCTTGAACCACGTTCCGGAACTCTGCAACGCCTTGTTCGGCTTGTTTCTTGACTTCCGCAATCTTTGCCATCAAGGTTGATTCAACACGCTTGCGTTCCGCAATGATTTCGTTCTTGCGCCAATACTCGTTTTTGTCATCGGCTTGTTTCCACATGTTTTCCCAAGACGAATAATCAACGCCGTACAAATTGCAAGCCCGTTCCAGGTCATAGAAGTCCATTTCATCCGAAATGAAGTTGTACCATTCCGTTTGTTGCTTGTCTGAAAGCGTTTCGAACGGAACGTGATATTCGATTTTCCCGGCTTCGTCAACCGTTGGCAACTTTATCTTCAAACCCTGGGACAAATCACCGTTCTTGAAGTTGTCCCGGATGAAATAGGGCGTTGAACCCCAATTCCCTTGCGCTTCGATATGGTCTTGAACCCATTCTTTGAAGCCGTCCGGAACGTCATTCACCTGGTTCTTGGCGGTTTGTTTCTGATATTCCTTGCCGTGCAATGCCGCTTTAAGGTCTGCAAGTTCGTTTTGGTCGAATGTTTCTTCATCCATCAAGATAGGAACACAAACACACATACATTGTGGATGCCAACCCGTGAACTTGAACGTCTTTGGGTAACGACCGACCAGGCGTTCACACAAGTCACACTTGCACTTTGGTTCATGATTTGAACGGCGGATTTCGAATCCGACAACAAAGTCCAGGGTTTGCCATCGCGCCCAATCGCTTTCACGGTATGCCATATTGATTTCCGTTCTTGCCAGGCGTTGCGCGTTCTTCACGCTTGAACGATAAACGCCTTGTCCTGGATGGAATGCTTGCGCCGCCTTTGACAGTTGCAGATTGCCGCGTTTGTCACGGACACGGCGGAAAAGACGGTTCGGGTCTTTCAAGTTCTGTTTGACATCACGCGCCAATTGTTGCGCGCTTCGACCCTCACCAAGACCAACGTCAAGGGCGGATTCCATTTGGATTTTGTATTGTCCAACCGTCCGCCAAACGCGTTGTGAAAGGTTCATCCCGTCAACCTTGCGCCCCTGGAACGTTGAAAGGGCATCAAGATTGCGGTCTTGCATCTTGCGCAATTGGGATTTCGGCAACTTTGACGTGTCAAAGATGGAATTGATGAAGCCGTCATTCTTCTTGCAAGCAAACAACCATTGATTGCGTGAACCTTGTTCAATGACCGCTTGCACCTTGGCGGCAAGTTGCTTTCCTACCTTTTGAACAAGCCCGTTCAATGCCGGGTAATCGGCAAATGTGAACGGAACGTCCGGATTGTACGTCCCTTTCGCCGCCGCATTGGTCACTTCGACCGTTGCCCGGTTGAAAAGTTCATCGACCAGGGCGGCATATTGTTCGGTTGTCTGATAATGCGCCGTGTCGAAACCCTGGATTGAAAATCTTGTTGTCTTGTATCTCTTTGCCATCGTCAACGCTTTTTGGATTCGAAATAACTACACTTGCCGGGGTTCGTCATGCTTTCACCCGGACTGATTCGCGCACAAACGGCGCAATACCATTCGCCGCAAGCAAGATTCCAATTCCTACATTCGCGGCATTTGCTTGTCATTGGCTTCATCTTATCTGTCTTTTGGTTCAAAAAATCTGCATTCCCTGGTCTGTTGCATCGTTGGCGGTGTCCATACGGCGGAACAATGCCAACACGCGCCGGAAATATGGTAATTGTTGCACTTCATACATTCATCATTTGGGTTCATCATCGGGGTTTCCTCTCTCAAAGTGTTCGCATGTGTCGTGACGCAAGAAACGCGCCCACTTGTGGAACGGACACCAACACATGAAAAATTCGCCGTTGACATCTTTTTCAATCCGGTCGCCGGAATGCTTGCAATCCTTGCACAAACCCGTTTCTTTGCCCGTTGTAGGCGTTTTCGCGCGCCGGGGTGATACTTTTCTTGTCGCCATTATTTAAAGCCCTTGACGGTCACGAATTGCCCTTTCTGTAACCTGGTGAATGTTTCCTTGGTGACATGGCAAGGTGTCACGCGGCAAGAATCGGCGACAAACACAACCCATTGTTCCCGGATGTGCTGCACCTGGTTCATGTGCAACACGGGGTTGTAATGGATGGTGTTGTGTTCCGGGACATACTTCTTTCCGACAACATATCCCGAAACGGGACGTTGCCCGCATGAAGCAAGCAACAATCCCATTAGGATAATGATTGAAATATATCGTTTCATCTTGTGTGGCATCATTTATTCTTCGTCATCGTCATCATCACCCTTTCCGGACTTTCCGCCCTGGATTGGGTCGGTCACGGGTTCGCCGATGATGAATGAATTGTCCAACGATGATTGTTCTTTCAACTTCTCCATCGTCTTTGCCGTGTTCTTACTGATTCCCGCGCCCTCGATTGATTCTTCCTGGGAAATGACGGGCTTGTTGCCGTTGGCGGTCAACCAATAGTTCAATTCGTCAATCTCGCTTGTAAGCATGTACGGGGTGACTTCCGGTTCAATGTCCAGGTCATCGGCATCGGCTTCAAGTTTTTGGTTGAACATGGCAATGTAAGCCTTGACGATGTTCGTTCGGCGTTGCAGATATTCATCGAAGATTTCCATCTTGTCTTGCACTTTCAGATGTGCGTCCATGAACAACAACTTCAAGGCAAGACCGGAAATCGCGCCAAGACCCTTGACGGCATCGAACGAAATGTCCGGTGTCTGTGTGATGGTATAAATCAGTTTCAAAAGGGTTTCGATTTCCAACTTCACGGATTCCGGGGCTTGTTGCCAAGACACATATTGCATCGTTGCGCCCTCCTCGCCCTCGATAACCGCGCCGGATTCGCCTTTCTTCGCCCAACCCTTGATGTCGCCCGTTGTGAAGATTTTCGGGCTTGCATGATAATCGTTGGTGTCTGCAAAGTTGGAAAGCAACTTTTCAAGACGGTCAATCAGTTTGTCAACATCCGCCGTTTCGATTTCCGGCTGACAACCGAACACAACGGGAATCTTGTTGATTGCAACCTTTTTGGGATAGCCGTCAACGACATTGTAACCGTTTTCGCCGTTCACCCAAAGCCAATGTTCTTCGTCTGTCCAGGTTTCAAAGTAGTCGGATTTCACCTTGTTCCCATCTTCCAGGGAAAAAGAACGGGAAAAGGCAATCATGTCGCCCGTTTCATCGAAATACGGGTACAATGTATCGCCATTCTTGGGTGAAAGGACGGTGCAACGCAACTTGAACTTGGTTGGAAATCCAAATTTGGTGTGTGCCTTGGGCTTTTCGTATGCCGACCAAAGTTCGGCGCATTCCTTATAACTGAATATCGAACGCGCAACTTTGCGGTTCACGGATTTCTCCTTGGCATCGCGCATGATGCGGTCGAATGCTTTCTTGACAAGTTCCTGGTTCGCGTTGTCCGGGCTTGCAGAATATGCAACCGGATTGCCAAAGATGAACGACACGGCGCGTTTGATGATAAGTTTCTGCAAGGCAACGGCAACGCGGGCAACCTTTTCGGTTCGATATGTTCCGTTGTCCTCTCCCGTGTCGATGATTTTCTTTGCCGAATCCGAATCTTGCACGTCATCATCCTTGTCAATCTTCACTTTCTTGTCCGGGCGCAAGATTGGGTCGTTGATGTCATGCAACTTGGGGTCAAGTGCCTTGTTTGCGGCTTCGACATCCGGCAATTCAATGTAACGATGTGACTTCAACTTGGGGATGAAGTCGTTTTGATTGGCGGCGGATTCCTGGTTCGCGCCGTTCGCTTGTGGGAATAAATCTTTCAGTTTCATTTTTCTTTGGATTTTTATTGTTCATTTATCTGTTTACCTACCGAACAACCCGGCGACATCCGCCGAACCATTCTTCTTTCGTTTCTCAACCGTTCCGGTCAATGCGTCCGGCGCGTCATCATGTTCGTTGTTGCCAACTTTCATGTACGATGTTATTGCCTGGTAGAATGCCGGGAACAAGATGTTCCATCCCTGGGGCATGAAGCAAATGTTCTGAACGTCCGCCGAATTTTGGAAGATGCGTTGTTGCTTGTTGTCCTTTTGATGGAATGCCGTGAACTTGGTCTTGTAGTTGCCAAGGATGCGGCATTCTTTTTCAACCGCGTTCTTGAACAAACGACCGCCGTTGTTGGCTTCGATGATACATTGTGCAACGCCGTGTTTGGTCAACATCTTCGCAAGGTATGGTTGCGTGTACTCGACCGGGCGTTGTGTGTAAAGCACATCCACGATGAAGTTGCCGATTTCCGTTTCATCATAGATGATTGCGCAAAGGTAGTCCGAACCCGTGTCCGCAACGTCAACGTAACACTTCCGGATGCAACGCTTTGTTGCCGGGCGGATTGCATATTCGCTGAACCCGGTTTCATACATAAGTCCTTGCAATGGTTTCGGGTTCTGCATGTACTGCGTATCGAACACGAACGGGTTCTTCTTGCGCATGTCGTGCAATTCCTGGATGGTGTGCTTGAACTCCCAAAGGGCGTGTTCCTCTCCCTTTTCGTCATACCAAAGACAAGGCAATGAAAGAACCGTCCATTCGCCGGGTTCTTGCGTCATAAGGAATCCGCAAAGGTCTTGTTCGTGCAAACGCTGCATGATGATGACAATCGGGGTGTTCCTGGAATTGACGCGGTTCTTGATGGTCGTGTCGAACTTGTTGTTGACCTTGTTACGAACCAGGGCGGAAAGCGCGTCATCCGGCTTGATTGGGTCATCAATGATGATTGCGCCGCCAAAGTCCGTGCAACCAACTTCCGGCATAAATTCGTCAAGTGCTTCGTTCAAGTCCTTGTCGGATTCGGCGTTCTTGACATCATCCACAAGACCCGCGCCGAATCCCGTTACTTGTCCGGCGGATGAAACGGCATAAAGTCCGCCGCCTTGCCTGGTGAACCATTTCTTCGTGTTCGGTGATGTTGGCTTGGCATCGAAAAGGCGTTGAAATTCCGGGTCACGCATGATTTCTTGAACGCCGCGTGAATTGTCCCTTGCCAGGTCATCGGAATATGAAAGATGAATGAACTTTGCCTTTGGATTCAAGGCAAGCCCGTTCGCAATGAAGTTCTTGACCGCTTGTTCTGTCTTTCCGTAACGGGGTGCAATGTTGATGATAAGTTTCTTCGTTTCACCGGTATAGACCTTGTTCAATGCGTCCGCAATCATACGATGGTGTTGTCCGACAACGAACTTCCGGTGATACCTGGATTTGAAGAAATACCGGGTGAAGTTCAAGGAATCGGACAAAAGCCAAGTTTTCAATATGTCGATGTCACGGACTGCGTTCATTTACACTTCATCTTCAAGTTGTTTCATAAACTCCTTTGCTTCTTTCTTGGTCAAGATGCGGGCGGGCTTGACAAGCGGTTCGCCGTTTGCACCCGTCAATTCCGCATTTTGGCGGTTCTTCCAATGGTCGGGGTCGCCGTTGGTCAACACGAAGATGATTGCGCCCGTGTCCGGTGCAATATGCTTCGTTGTGGTGATTTGTTCCTTGATTTTCGGGATTGGTGTCTTGCCGTCCGCTTCCATCTTGCCGGATGGAACGGTTGTCACCTTGGTTTCCTGGACATCATATCCCTTGACCTTTTTCAACAAAGACTTCTTGGCTTCAAGAACAAACGTTTCCATTCGTTCATTGACGGCATCTTCAAGGTCTTTGGCAAACTCCGGATGTTGTTCTTTCCAATCATAGAACGCTTGTCGTGATATACCGACCTTGCGGCATATTTCGCCGATTGTGAACGTGTCCGTTTTCACGAACTCCACAATCTTTGCGGCAATCTTCTTGTTGAATTTTCCCATTTTTCTTTGTTGTCAAGTTTGTACACATGCAATGCAATTGCATCACTCTTTCAATTCACACTTGAACCCCCGGTCTTGCAGTTCCGAAAACAACAATGACAACTTCGTGACATCGCCGCATTCGACAATAAGGCGGGTTGAAATGACTTTCTTTCCCTGGGGTTCTTCTTTTTCGGGTTCTTCACCCGTGTCAACGGGGATTCCCCACTTTGGCGGGTCGATGTTGAACTTTTCCGCCGCTTTCATTACAAGGTTGGTGTTCCATTTGAGGTTCGCCGCCCCGGTTGCGTTGTCTGCCATTGCCATTTCACGCCCTTGGGCGGTGTCCAGGTCAATGTCCGTTCGCTTGACGGCAACAATCTTCTTGCCGTCCGATTCAACGATGATGACATCTTCAAGACCAACGTTCACGGCATTCTCGATTGTCTTGTTTCCGGCAATGATGCGGTTGTTCTTGTCAAGCAAGATGGAACGTCCCGCGCCGAACTTGCGCAATGAATCTTCAATCAGATGTTGCCCGAACTCCGTTCCCTCGTTGAAGTTCATGTCATCCGGAATCAGTTGTTCAATGTTGGATTCAATAATCTTTGTTGCCATATTCAGAAAATTAGATGGTTGATAATTATAGCGAAAGGACACCCGGACAACGCGCCAAGGATTGTGAAGATTATGTCGTAAAGTTCAACCGTTCCGTGTCCCTTTGAATCCCACCATTCTTTGATGAATGCGGCGACACTTCCGGCGAACAATCCAAGAAGCGGGTTGAAGATGCCTACAACCAGGGAAATGATGAATCCGGCAATGAAGTGTTTGCGTTTGTCCGGTTCTTGCCACATGGATTTGATGCTTTTCACCATTCCGGCAATATCATCGCGGACATCCGACAACCACGCCTTGAATCTTTCCAACATGGGCGGTTCTTCAAAGACCCTTTCCGCCGCAAGGAAAACGGGCGGTTGTGTCTTTCCGGCGATAACGCCAAGCCAAATGTCTTGACCGAAAAGAATCTTGATGCGTTCCCACATGGTCGGTCGCCATTTGGAAATACATTGTTTGCCATCGTTCCAAACGTGAAGTGACCCGCATTCTTCATCGGTCATCGTTCCTGGACGTTGCAAACACTTTGTCGATTGTGCAAAGTCGATTGGTTTCATACTTTTGTCGTTTAAAAATTGCAATTTCAAATTGCAAAGATAAAGGGTGTGCCACAATAACACACCCTTTTTCCAAAAAAGTTATTCAAAAGTTATGCAAGTTTCACTTCCAAACCTTTGTCCGGATAGGCATTCCGGCATAGTTCCACGCAAGAAGTCCGGCATCCCTTGCGTCCTGGTTTTCCCGTCCGGTTATCCCGGTGAAATACGCAAGTTCTTCGTGTGTTATCTTACCATCCTTGCCGCGCCAACACTTGCGCAACGGGGCTTGTGCAATAACTTCGATGCCGTAATGTTCGCACATTTCAATGATTTTACGCCCGGTTTCATGATTCGCGCCAACGTCCTTTGCAATCTTTTCGGCGGACTTGCCTTGTGCCTTGTGAAAACACGACTTGGCGTTCATCCATCCGGCTTCAACGATGACAATGACTTTCCGGTTGTTGTCGGCTTCGTCTTTCTTCCAGGCTTGCAGATTGTCAAGCAACACCGGGAATGACATGTTCGTCAATTCAAGTTTCCTTGTTGACATGTTCAAGATGCCGATTCCGGATTTCTCCTTGTCCGGGTCAATGCCGATGATGACATCATGTTTCTTCCTGGGTTCAATTATCATTGTCCTTGTGCTTTAAGAAGTGCAACAATCTTGCCGCCGGGCGGATTTTCTTGAACGCCTTGACCGTGTGCCACCAAAGCAACCCGCGAACCTGGACAACGTAACGTGTCACAAGACATGGTTCGTGATACGGGTTCAAGTAATCTTCCATCGAACGTTCGTTCATGTCGATTGTCACCTTTCGGATTCTGTAATCGTCTGCCATGATGCTTTCAGTTTAGAACGGGCGGTCATCGTTGGTTTCCTCTTTCTTCGTTCCGCACAACTGAATTTCAGTCACGCGGACATCACATGTTGCACGGGTCACATGGTTGTTGTTGTCCTGGTATGTGCGCAACTTGCCATTTCCGCGAACGAACACTTGCTTTCCGGCTTTCAGATATTGCAGCAACCCGCCGCCATCGCCGTTCAAGGTACAACCGAACCAGGTTGTTTCCTCTCGTTCGACACCCTGGTTGTCTTTCCACTTCTCCGAATGTGCCACGCTGAATGACACGAACTTGTTTCCGTTGTAGTCAACGACCTTTGCGTCTTGACCAATGTTTCCGATGATTTCAACTTTGAACATAATTGTTTTGTTTTAAAGGGTTATTTATTCAATGACTTCATGCCATTTTTCTTTCGCTTCATCGCCTTTCCATTCGGCGACAAGAACCTTGTCTTTGTATTTCTTCAAGGTCTTTTCGTGTCCGTTGTAGTAGTATTCAATCAGACACGTTCCGTTGTTGTACTCACATTTTGCTTTCATCTTCGTCTTTTTTGATGCAAGTGCATTGCAAATGGATTGCAAATGCAATGCAAGTGCATCGTTTTTGAATCAATATTTCTTTCCGTGCCTTTCCGGGCGACCCTGGTTGAATCTCATTTTCTGTTTGACGTGCCATTCCAGGTTGATTCCGTTGCACTTTGACCATCCGACCAGGTATTCAAGCCCGAATTGTATTCGCTTTTCAACGGCGATTTGCCCTTTTGATAGTCCCTTGATAAGACCAAAGGCGTTTTCGGTCATGCTGAATCGTTCGAACGCCCGGTGATAGCGACAAGGCAACATCTTGTCGAAATCAACTTTCAATTCCCCGGCAAGGTCGCAAAGGCGGATGAACGTGTCGGCAAATTCATCTTCGATGGTGTCCTTGATGTGTGCCTTGAAGCCATCTTCAAACGCCCTTGGTGAAAACTTCAAGAACAAAGGAACGTTGGCGTGTCTGTCCTTGCGGTCGGCTTCGATGATTTCCGCAATCTCTGTGCATACAAGCATCAAGAAGTGTTCGTTGGAATACTTTGTTTTCCAAAAGCCGTGATTTACGGCGGTTTCATGTGCTTGTTTCGAATATTCGTTGTAATTCATATTGATTGGTTGTTATGTGAATAATTCCGTTGGATTCATAATTCAAATAAGTTCGGTTGTGCCGGAATTGACAAGATGCGTTCGTTCGCGGCTTTATAAAACTCTTTTTTTATCTCAAACCCATACGCCCGGCGCAACAGATTCTTTGCAGCCAAAAGCGTTGTGCCGCTTCCGGCGCAAGGGTCGATGACAACATCCCCTTTGTCTGTGAATATCTCGATAAGGCGTTCCAAAAGCGGGACGGGCTTTTGTGTGGGGTGAACTTTCGGTGTCCTGGTATCTCGCGTCCAATCCATGCAATTGAAAATCATACCCCCCCCATTATTGAACTTTGGCAACTTGTCCCGGTATAGTAGAACACCATATTCGCAATTTCCGACAATCTTCATGTTTGCTTTCAGAACTTGGGCGGAAAAGTTCTTTCGGAAAACCAAATTGATGTAATGGTTGAACCCGTAACGCTTTCCAAGTTCGATGTATTTGAATTGTTGTTCAAACTCACAAAAGACTATCATGCAAGGTGCTTTCCCGGATTCCTTGGGTTCTTTGACAAGCATCTGCGAACAAAAGTGCATAAATTCAGCCGGGCGGAAATCCTTGTCGGTGTCGAAAAATTCTTTTCCGGCTTTGTCTGATTCCCCGTTCTTATTGTCGCCGTCAACATACCATGACGGGTTACTTGCATAGGCGTTCACGCCCAAGTTATAGGGCGGGTCGGCAATTATCAATTGCGCCTTTGGGATTCCATAAACCTTGAAGTTTTGGAAATGGTCATTGAATAATTCGATTTGATTCATTAGAAATAAATATTTTATAGTAACACACTTTCGGATAAATAATCAATGCTTTTGTTCCTGGGAACGCTTCAATTCCCGGCTTTGCCACTCTGCAAATACGGCATCGGCAATGTCGCAAGCATCCGCCGCAATGCGATTGTCTGACTTGTTGCGTTCAACAACCGCCGGGATTGCCGCAACCATGATTTTGAATCGGCATTCCTTTTCGAAGTTGTGTTGAAGTGCTTCAAAGAAAGGCGTTTCGATTCGTTGTTCTGATTCGTCAATCAATTCCACTTCATCCGGCGACAATTCAACCGGATTGCCCCAAGAATCGCATTGTTCCAGGGTGATTTTTGCATATTCGGACACATTCACGATTTCGCCCGTTTTCTTGATTCTTGCTTTCATATCTTTTATTTGTTTTCAGTCGTTTTATTTAATATACTTTGCACCCGTTCCGCAAGTCCCCGGAAATAAGGGTTGTATTTCACTTCATCTTCATACTTGTTTAGCAAGTGAAGCATTGAAGAATGGTCACGATGGACGTATTTTGCAATTTCCGTCAACTTCATCTTGTGTTTCCGGCAATGGAACACGAACAACATGCGGGCAAAGAACCCGTCACGCTTCCTGGACTTGGTGACGTATTGTTCGAAACGCATTCCGGTCGCTTCCTGGATTGCCGACTTGATACGCATGACCGTTCGGGATGTCTGCATCACTTCCGATTGATACAAGACGAACTTGTTTTTGCGATTCGCGTCAACAAATTCGTGATACGCGCTTTCGTCACTCTGCCAATCATTCAACAAGAAGATGCCATCGAAGTTGTCCATGTTCCGGTACAAACTGAATGTTCCAAGGTTTCTTTCTGTTGACATTCCGCCGTCAAACGGTGTCACGGATTCGAAATTGCCGATTTCGTCAAGCAATTCTTTGGCATTGTTGAATTTTTCAATTGCCATCTTCTTTTCGGCGGGGTTGGTTACATCGCCGATTTTTCCCGAAATGTAAATCTTCATCACTTTTGGCATTGTTGTTGTTCATACAAAAATTTGTTCACGAAATATATTTGTCCCTTGCCCGTGACCTTGGTCGTTGTGCGAACAATTGTCCGGTGCGCGGTCTGAATGGTCGTTTTCTTGATTTCGAACAAACCCATTTCGATTGCCCTTTGTGTCGGTTGGTTGTAGGATTCGCCAACAGTGCAAAGATATTGGTTATCACGCAACCATTGGAAAAGGCGGATTTCTCCGATGTTGACCCCGTTTTGGCAAATAATCTTGGCAAGTTCGCCAATCAAGATTGATGTTTCCGCCGTTTCGACCGCCTGGGAAAACAATACACGCGGCGCGGATTCTTCAATCTGTTTGTCCTTTGCTTCAAGAAGTCGTTGTTGTTCCTCGATTTGTTCTTGTTGCGTTGCAGCCAGGCGCAAGGCTTCCGCGAATGTTGCCGGGATTGCCGGGTGTGCCTGGGCGACATTCTTGATGGTTTCTTCCATCTTGTCAAATTGTTCGATGAATGCAACCTTGAATTGAAGTGCTTTTTCGCCCGTCAAGGACATTGCAAGAAGCGAAAATCCGTCACGGTTCATCACGAACATTGGTTGTTGTTGTCCCCTGGAATCTGTGTACCTGGTTTCATAGAACCATTTTGTCGCGGCTGAATTTTGAGCCGCCAAATTCCGGATTGACTTCAAGACATTCTTGTGTTGCTTGTCGAACACTCCCGCAACCTTGACCGAATCGGTCACGGGCGTTCCTTTCTCGGTCTTATAGACCACGTTTTGAATAATATCGTTTGCCATTGGATAGATAATTTTAATTAGATAATATTATTCCGTTACATCTTCCGGCGGTCTTTGCCCCGGATTTCAAAGTAGTTGCACATTGCGGACAATCGGCTTGAAACGCGGTCGCCGTATCTGTCAACAAGGATTTTGTGATTCATTGGAAAGTTAGACGTGAACAATGTCACTTGGTCTGTCCGGTCGCCGCGATATTCAAGAAGTTGCCGCAATACTTCGATGCGGTTTCCCATGTACACCGATTCGGCGGGTTCTGAACCAAGGTCTTGAATGCCGTAAATGTTGCGGGTCTTGAACTTTTGGAACGTTCCGTTTGCGGCATATTCTTCGCAAATATCATCCGCCCGGACGTTATCCCAATACAACATGCGTTTTTCGGTTTCCCCAAGGGTGATAACAAACCCGAACGCCATTGCATAAGCCGCCATGACTTCAAGACACCAGGATTTGCCCGTTCCGGTGTTCCCGGCAATGTAGATGCCTTTCTTCAATCCGCCTGGGATGACTTTCTTTGTCACCGGGTCGATTGCTTGCATCTTCGTGTCGCAATGACACCAACGAATCATGTTTTCGTATGTGAATCGGTTTTCATCATCAATGACGAATGCCGGATTCCTGGACTTGCCGATTGCTTCAACGATTTCCAATGATTCTTGCATGTCATAGTCGGCGTAAACATACCGGGTTATTCCCTTGAACAATCCACGATTGCCGATGCGGTTCAATACCTGGTTTATCAATTCCGTTCTTGCCATAAGTCATTCACGTTTTCTGATTCATTTTTTCTGTTGTCATAGTTGCCATCTTCAACCTTGCGCCAATTCGTTGCGTTCTTGAAAACCCAACGGAAAGAACACCATTTTCCGGACTTGCAGAAATCAGACGCGCCAATCTTCGTGAAGATGTCTTTGATTCTCTGATAAGCCGTTTCCGGGTCATCCCCGGCAACCATTTCATTGAAACGTTGGCGGACTTTCACCTTGTCATCGTCTGCAAGCGTTCGGGGTTGCGGAAATCCTGGACAACATTCTTTCCAGGTCGCCATGATTCTTGAATAATCAATGACGAATTTCTTTTCTTGCGATGCCGGGTCAACGGAAGTTGACGAATCTTCGTTAGAAGATGATATATTATTATCTTCGTTAGAAGATATATTTTCTTTTATTTCCTTTTCTTTGGATTGCATGTGCATTGCATTTGCATTACATTTGCATTCAGACCCCCAACGATGTTGCGCCGCTTTCTTGCGTTTCTCCTTGATTTCGACACGCTTTTTCAAGCGTTTGTTGACTGATTCAGACCAAAACGATTCGTCATCACATTCGAACAAGTCAAAGTCCCGGATGATGCTTTCAACGACCTTTGGTTCAACGTGAAGTGCAAAGGCGATTCCCTTGATGCCGTCCAACGGCAAGATGCCGTCTTGTTCGTGAAGTTGTTCGACAATGCACCAAAATACACCAAGCCCGGCGCAACCGTGTTCCATCAACACGTTTTGCAACTTTGGGTCGTTGCGGGCGTTGAAGTCATGTTGAAAATAAAATGTTTCTTTCATGTCTTTTGGTGTTTAAACCCGCCCCGGTTTTGGTTGTCCGGGGACGGGTGTAGAACTTAAATTTCGATGATTGCGATTTCCGGCGCGATTTCCTTGATTTTGGCAAGTTCATCATCAATGACCTTGTTGCGTAAATCTTCCAAGGTCTGATTTGCACCGGGTGAAAGAAGAATGAATGCAACTTCACGTCCATCAACCTTTGCGAAAGTTTCAACTTCCAGGGTTTCGGCGGGCATACCCTTGAAAATGGCAATCTTCAAGGTAAACTTGCCGGGCAAGTTAGAGTTGACAACCTGGGCGAAATTGTCCGTTCTGTTGCCGTTCTCTGCAAGTGAACGTTCCATCTTGACGTTGACATCCGCCTTGAAGTTCATCAAGGTTGTCACAAGGGTCATGTTTTCCTTGGAATCTGCAAAGAACGCGCGGTTCATCTTACAGAACAAACCAAGTTCGGCGGGTTGCCACTCCTTTTCGGCGTTGTTGATGCCGAAACGAACGAATGACGGGTTGAAAGCCAACGCGCCCTTGACGATGCCGCGCTTGTATTCATCGGCTTCGTTGATGACAAGGGTGATGGACACCTTTTCGCGGTCAACCAGGATGTGACAATCTTTCTGCAAGAATTGTTCGGCGTTGATTCGCTTTGTCAGATACTCGACAACCGTTCCGATTGTTCCGGACAAGTTGGTCTTGACGGGTGCTTTTGGGTCAAGAACCTTTGGCGCGTCACCCTCTCGGATAATCACTTCGTTTGTGCCTGGGGCGCAATTGATAATCATTTTCTCGTTTTCCATTTTCTTTGAATTTTTAATTGTTTGACATGTTAGTTATCTGTTCCGGTTTTCTCCTGGTTACGGATGACACCGAACAAGGTTTGTTGAAGTTCATCGGCGGTTGCCGGACGTGATTCAATCAAATCACCCTCTTTGTTGTAGTAACCCGTTTCGCGGGCTTCCTGGTCAACAAACTTGAAACAAGGTTCTTTGACGTACTCGGATTTTGATTTGATGTCGCCGACCATCTTTGCGCGGGTTTCTTTCAAGGGCTTCAACTTGCCTTTGTAATACGCGGCGGATTCCTTGGCTTCTTGTTCAATCTCTGCAATCTCGATTGAAGCATTGGCAAGTTCTTCTTTGCGTTGCTGCAATTCTTCCGGCGAATAGGGCTTCATATAACCCTTTTCTTCAACTTTGTCGCAATTGTCTTTCAAGAACGCTTCGCGGGCGACAAGATTCGCGATGTCCTTTCCAAGTGTTTTGTCCATAATGAATGAATTTGATGTGAATTAAAATGGTGTTTTATTAAATAGAATTTTCAAACCCGGTTCGGCAACATGAACGTTCTTGTGTGTCGCTTTCTGTATGCCGTCACGGAATGCGGCGGCATCGGCATTGCCGGATGAAAGGTGAATCAAGACGATGTTGTTGACCTTTGACAAGTCGTTGGCAAGCAACGTTTCCTTGCATGTGTCGAAAGACATGTGTGACTTGATTGTTCGGTTTCTCAACGCCGGGTTCAACTTTCCGGATTCAATGTTTGCATCCAGGATGTCAAGACGATAATTGCATTCAATCATGACGTTGTTCAATCCGGCGAATGTGTATGCCAAATAATATGTGTCAGTCGCAAACAATGTCATTCCACATTCCGGGTGATAGATTAAGAACCCGAACGGGTCGGCGGCATCATGTTCCGTTTCGAATCCTTGAACCTTGAAATTGCCTACATGGTACACGCCGCCCGGCATCATTCCGCAAACAAGACGGTTTTCTTCAAGATGCAACGCTTCTTTCGTTCCCTGGGACATATAGCAAGGAATCCTTGCGTCAAGGAATCGTTGAACGTGCTTCGCATGGTCGCCGTGTTCATGTGACACCAACGCGCCGGAAATGCGGCGGATGTCGAAGTTGATTGCTTCTTTGACACGGGCGAACGGGATGCCGCATTCAATCGCAATGGCTTCTTTGTCGTTGCCAAGGATGTAGCAATTGCCGCTTGATGATGAACCAATGACTTGTAACTTCATAATTCGTTCGGGTCTTTAAGTGTTAGAATCCAGGTGAACGGGTTTCCGGGGCGTTTGACGGCGTTTCCGGTGTTGGGGTGGGTGATTGTCCCGCCTGGGTGTTATCGCCGCCAACGTTCATGACAATTTGCTTTTTGTTGGCATTCTCTTTCTTTTCCTGGTCAACCTGGTTGGTCACATCTTCGTAATCAACGAACCCGGTTTCCTCGCGGGTGTACATTGCGCCAAGTTGTGCGGGGAATGCTTCGCGCAAGGCTTGAACCTTGGCAATCTTCGAAATCATGGTTGACTTCTTTTCGTTCCAAATTGATTGCTTCTTGTCATACTCTGAAAGGTTGACACTTGAATAAATCGGGAACTTTCGGTCATCACGATATATCTTCGCCCAACCGCCAAGAAGTTTGTCGGATTCGCGGCAAAAACAACCCTCGACTTCCAGGATTTCACCATTGCGTTCGATAATGATTCCCGCCTGGAATCCCTGGTAATGCGTGCAAGCATCGGCGCGCTTCAACAAGGCTTCCTTTGATACAATCATTTGTGCGGGTTGTGTTCCGAACTTCACAAGGTAGGCTTCATTCAAGAACGGGTTCAACTGATTAAACTTACAGATTGAAATGAACTGCACAAGGTCGGTGTCTGACACATTGCCGCCGCCCTTTGTCAAGTAGTTGCGGACAATCTGATAACTCAATTTCACTTCTTGCCCGGCGACTTCATAAGTCACAAGACCTTTGTCATTGTCAAGGACGGCGGGCGCGTTGTTCTGATTCGTGTTCATAAGACTAAATTGATTATATGTTAAACTTGGAATTTTACTTCACAATCAACTCATTGTCAGTTGTGACAACAAGGTTGATGATTTGACTTTCTGTTGGAATCAGTTCATTGACCGATTCGCGGTTGTCGATGAAGATTGGCGCGCATACACCATTGAACTTGCAAAGGGCGTTGATGATGTCAAGTCCGGCGTTCACTTGCTTTGCGGTGTTCGCAACCTGGAACGGTGTTCCATCAATAAGCGGAACGCATGTTTCGAACTCGTTGCCGTCAATCGTATAGTCGAACAAGCGGAACTTGACCATTGTGAACATGCCATTGATGCGGCGTTCGCATTCATCAATCTTGGTCTTGGTGAATTGTGCAACGGTGTATTCCTCTTTCTCTGCATCGGCAATCTGTTGTGCAAGGTCTTTTCCGGTCTTTTCAAGACGTTCGATTTCTTCATTGCACTTCTTGATTTGGTCACGGCAAGAAAGACGAAGTTGTGCTTGACCGCGCTTGTCCTGGATGTCTTGCAGTTCCTTGACAAGTTCCTGGTTGTAGTCACCCGCGTTGTCCGTTGATATGGTCGCCTTGATGTCTGCAATCTTTTTGTCGATGTCAATGACTGATTCCAGGTTGCCGCCGTCAATTGTTGCGGGCGTGACTTCCGGATGTGCTGCAAGGAACTTGTCGCATTCCTCGATGAAATCCGTTGTTTCCTTTTCCTGGGATTCGATTTCGGCGGTTGCCTTGCGAACCTTGGCAAGAACCTTTTCAAGTTCTTCGATTTCCTTTCCCATCTTTTGCCCCTTGGCGGTGATGTCTGCAAGTTTCTTGTCCTTGGCATCTTCGAAGTGTTTGCGTGATTCCTCAACGCGGTCGGCGGGCAATGCTTGTCCGCAATAAGGACAAACGGTTGCCGATTCATCAAATGAACGGGCGTTTTCCTCTTGCCATGATTCACGCAACTTGTCTTGTTCGCCCTTGATTTTGGCGATTTCATTTTCAAGGCGTTCGATTTCACGGCGGTTGCCGGAAAGTTCGTTCTTTGTCAGTTCAAGCAAACGTGCCTTTGATGACCTGGATGCCGACTTTTCACGGCGTTCCGCATTGGCTTCAAATGCCTTGTCCTTTTCATCCTGGTTCGCCTTGCGGATGGCTTCTTTCTTTGATGCTTCAAGTTCGGCAATCTTGGATTGCTTTTCTTGTTCGGCTTCGTACTTTGCGCGGTTTGCCTTTGCCTGGTCTGCCATTTGACCGTTGATTTCCTTTTCGCGGTTGTTGTAACCCTCAATTTCAGATTCCAACGCCGCCCAATCTTGTTGTTCCGGCATCATCTTTTGTGTTTGGTCGATGCGGGGTTGAATGTTGTCAAGTTCAATCTTCAAACGCTTCTTGCGGGCTGCAAGTTCTGTTTTGAAGTCCGCAAGTGACTTGCCGGAAATCTTGTCAAGCAATGCGGCGAAATCCGGATTCTTTGATGCAATGTCGGAATCGTTGATTGTTCCGGCAAGCAAGAACAATTGTTCGCGCTGATTCTTCCAAGGCATATTGACGAAGAACAACGGGTTCGTAATCATCTTGAACACGGTTTCGTCAATGATGTCCTTGATTCGTGCCTGGTAGTCGGTAACTCGAACCGGGGTGTCGTTCCAGGTGCATTCCGTGTGATTGCCCTTGAACACTTGTTCGGTTTGTCCCTTTGGTTTCACCCAATCTTCAACGAATGAACGCTTGATTGTCAGACGTTCGCCGTCAATGTTAAGAACACCCGTCACGGAACACTCGCATTTCTGCAACGGATTTCCGTTTTCGTCATTGGACTTGATTTCGAAATCCTTGCGGTCTTTCGAATCCTTGCCGAAAAGAAGCCAAATGAACGCGTCAAAATGGCGGGACTTGCCAAGACCATTCGCGCCCATGATTGTTGTCACATCGGCGTTGAAATTGGTCGTGCGTTCCTTTGCGCCGCGCCAATTCACCAACGTCAGACTTTCCAAAATTACTTTCTTCATAGAACTAAAATTTTTTAGAAGTTATTAAAACGATTTTTCAGTTGTAAAGCCCGGTCAACGTCAATCACAATCATGCGTCCGCATTGTGTTATTGCATCGTTGATTTTCCCGGATGCCTTGATTCTGTTTGCGGTGGCGATGCTACAATTGAACACCCTTGCGATTCCGGCGATTCCATATTCCAGGTTGCGCGGCTTTTCCTGGGGTTGAACACTTGCGGCGGTTGTTTCCCGGATAAGGTCAACAAGTTCGCCAACCGTCAAGTCAATAATTCGCGTGTTTGGGTTTAACATCTTTCGTGAATATTCCTTTGATGAATGCCTTGGCGCATTCAACGCCGCCAATCAACATGACGATTCCAAGGATTGCGGCAAACCCGATTGCCTTTGACACGAAGAACGCGACAAACCATTGACCGAACGACAAAGATTCATCCGGACAACCAAGGATTCCAAAGATTGCCACAAATGCAAGTGCATAGATGGCGGCGATTCTGATAATAAATGATACTTTTTTCATTGTTGCGAATGTTTTTAAATGTTCATGTAAAATGTTGCATCTTCGATTTCAGACCTACGTCTTGCAACGCGGGTCGTTCTTGCAGTCCTTGCAGACCTGGAAGCGCGGATGATGGATTCGCCGTTCATGACCATTTGGAACAACACCAAAAGAAGCAAGCAAGTTGCAATTGCGCTTCGCTTCAATGGCGAAAGGTCGAATGAAATGTTGAATGTCGTGCAAAACCACCACGCGGACAATTCGTTGATTTTCGTCACCCCGGTCTTTTCATAGATGTTCCGGGTGTGATTCTCAACGGTTCGTTCTGAAACGAAAAGACGGTTGGCAACATCTTTCTTGGTTGCGCCCCATGCCAATAGTTCGGCAATTTCCGCTTCGCGTTTGGTGAGATTCACGGCATTCATTACGCTTCCCCCCATACATCGGTAACACCGTACTTCGCAAAAATCCGTTCGATTTCTTGCGCTTCACTCACTTTCGGTTCAACGTTGCCGTTCAACCTTGCAGACCATGACGAACGTGTTGTGATGTTCAACGCCGTCATGATTTCGGCGCGAACGTCAACCGCGTCTTTCTGCATCACCTGGGAAAACCCTTTTTTGAACGAAAATTTTTCCATTTCTTAAATGTTTGTTTTAAAATTGTTTAATTTCACATGTCATATTGCGTGTTTTTCGCAAAAATGACGTAAATTTGCTATTTCAAATGTGCCGTTTTCGCCGTACATTTGCAGCGTGGAACGAAACACGATGCAAAGATACGAAATATTTCGCGAAATTAAAGCACAACAACACGAAAAATTTCACGAAACAACGAGTTAAAAAATGTGAACAAAATGTCGAATATAACATAACTTACTGAATATGAATGATTTATGCGATGTTAAGGCGATTCGGGAAAAATTAGGTATTTCGCAAGAAGAATTTGCGAAACGCCTTGGTGTTTCATCCAGGACGGTTCAAAATTGGGAATTTGGCAAGAAAATCCCGGATTCAAAACGCGAAATCCTTGCAAAGATAGCCGGACAAAGCCCGTCCAGGTTGAAGTCTGTTCAATATTACGGCGGCGCGTCTGATTCGGTCGTGTCCTTGCCTTTGATTCCACTTGATGCGGTCGCCGGGCTTCCTGGCAATGACAATGACGGTGTGTGCCTTGATGACTGCGAACGATACACCATCCCCGAATTTTCGGCAAAGGGCGCGCAATATCTGATTCGTGTTTCCGGGACATCCATGTTGCCGAAATACAACAACGGGGACATCCTGGCATGTCGCAAGATTGATGAAATTACTTTCTTCCAATGGGGAAAGGTTTATGTCATGGACACCAGGCAAGGCGCATTGGTGAAGAAAGTGTTCCCGGATGATAACAACCCGGACAACATCTTGTGTGTATCTGAAAACAAAGAAGATTTCCCGCCGTTTACATTACCAAAAAGCGAAATCCGGTCAATCTCGATTGTTGTTGGTGTGATTGGTGTCGAATGATAGATATATATAATATAATAAGGTGCATTTGCATTGCACATGTAATGCACTTGCATTGCAAAACACTATTATAAAAGAAAAGAAAATAAAAAGAAAGATATTATAATATACTTTTTCACTTCGTTCAAAAGATATATTCGTGAACTTCAAATCAAAAATTCGTGTTTTATGGGAAAGGTTGAAATCAATGTATCTGAATTTTACGGTGTCCCGGCTTTTTATTCCGTGATGCCGCGTCCGATTTTCGAAACCCTGGAATCGGCATATTTGAACGGCGACACAACGGCGGTCGTTGACAAAGACCTATTTGACAAAATGATGTTGGACTATAAAAACAAAATGCAATAATGGATTGGTTTTATTACGGCGTGTTGCCAATAGTCGCCGGGATGTTTCTTTATTACATCATCAAAGGCGTTGCGAATCAGAACGACAAAGAACAGACAAAGGAATGAAGAAAGTTGGAATCATATTCGTTTTATTCCTGGCATGTGTGATGACCGCGTGTTCGTCAGACGATGAAAGACCAGGTGAACCGCAAGTTGTGAACCTGGACAACCCGGATTCGGTTCTTGGAAGATGGGATGAAGTCGGCGGCGATTGGTATTTCATATTCGACAATGCGGGCAATTATATTCAGTACAACGGGCAAATAACGTCCGGGACATACTTTTTCGAAATGGCTTCAAACATCATCCATTGCAAAGTGAATGGAAGTGACAAGAAAGATGATGCCTTTCGTATCAATGTGACATTCGAAAGTGACAAGAACCTTGCAACATTCACAACGGGTTCTTCAACCATCAAAGTGAAACGTAATACAATGCAACAATGAAAAAGTCAATCAACAATGAAGCCGTTGCAATCACGCGCCGTTTCTTCCAGGCGTTGCAAATGGCAATCGACAACGGTCTTTGCACCGGGGTCAAAGGATTTTGTGAGGAACACAACTTGAACCGGGAAAAATACCAATACATCAAGAACGATTTAGAAAAGCCCGTTGAAGAATGGCGTTACAAGGTCATTGACCTGGACGCGCTGCAATACCTTTGCAAAGATTTCATGTTTTCGGCGGATTGGTTGCTTCTCGGACAAGGTAAAATGATGAAACGCAATGATTATTGAAAAGACAATCAAGTTCCTTTTGCACAAGCGAAATCCAGGTGACACGAAGAATCTTGGAATCCGGATGCGTGTGACAATCAAGGGTCAACCGCCGATTGACTTTTCTTTCCCAAGGAACGTGCGAATTGACGCGGATGATTGGGATTTCGAAAAGATGCGCCCGAACCAGGAATCAGACAACCCGGTCTTGAAAGATGTCAACCGAACAATCGCCGATTGGTCGGAAAAGATGGATGATGTGTTCGCCCGTTACGAAATCATAGAGAAACGGACACCGACAAACGATGAAGTGAAGATGTTGTTCAATGACTTCATCGGCAAGAAGTCAATCTTTGACGCAAGCGACAAGCCTGGGTTCTTCCAGGTGTTCGACATGTTCACCGAAACGATGGGTGACAAAAACGAATGGACGGAAAGCACACAAGAAAAGTTCCAGGCATTGCGCAACCATCTTGAAAAGTTCGACAAACGTCTTTCCCTGGACTTGTTCGATGATGACAAGGCACATGCGTTCGTCACCTATCTTCACGGATGCGGATTCCGGAACACAACGGTCAAGAAACAAGTTTCGTTCCTCAAATGGTTCTTGCGATGGGCGGCAACGTCCGGGTTCTATCCTGGACACACACATGACACGTTCAAGCCGAAATTGAAAGGAACGTCCGTTGAATCAAAGGAAATTATATATTTGACCAAGGATGAAGTCAAGTGCCTGGAAGAAATGACGTTCACGGAAAGCCAATCATCACTTGAACGCGTCCGGGATGTGTTCTTGTTCTGTTGCTTCACCGGGCTTCGATATTCGGACGTTAAGAAGTTGACCCGATACGACATCCGGGACGGTGTGATTGTGTTCGTCACCAAAAAGACCGTTGACGGCATCCGTGTTGAACTCAACAAGCATTCGCAAGCAATCCTTGACAAATACGCCAACGTTCCTTTCCCTGGGAACATGGCATTGCCCGTTATCAGCAACGAAAAGATGAATGCCCGGTTGAAAGACCTTGGAAAACTTGCCGGGTTCGATACACCAACCCGCATTGTCTATTTCCAGGGCAACACCAGGCATGAAGAAATCTTTCCGAAATGGCAATTGATGACAACACATGTTGCCCGCCGGACGTTCGTTGTGAACGCCTTGCGACTTGGCATCCCTCCGGAAGTCATCATGCGTTGGACGGGTCATTCATCCTTTGAAGCGATGAAGCCTTACATGAAGATTATTGATGAAGTGAAACGGACGGCAATGTCAAGGTTCGATGATTTTTAATGAAAAGTAGTCCGGAAATGACCCCAAAACCATTGTACACGATTTTGTACACGAATTTGCCCCGAAAAGTGATATTTTGTGACACAATAACATATCACCCAAAAACCAGGAATCCAGGTTTTACGGGGCTTTGCGATGTTTTGATATTCTGTGAAATGGTGGGTCGTGCTTCCTC